TTTATATACTATTTTATTAAAAGCTTAGGTTGTACTAAGTATTCTTAGAGTTTATAAGTACTCTATGAGATTTCTTAATAGAGTTTACATCAAATATTAGATTATTTACTTGGTTATAGTTAACTGCTGCTTCTACTGATAATCTATATTCAGGCCAAAATTTCTGACCTAATTTTACATGGCTAGTCTTAATCCTATAATTAGCCACAGAAAATCCAAAGCTATCTGCTTGATCCTTTTCTTTAAATACATAAATATAGAATTTATTCATTTCAGATAATAATTCTTCAGTACCTTCAACTGGTATTACTTTATAACCATCTTTCTTGTATAAAGAATCTGAAATAAGACATATCCAGTAGATATTAGATTTTCTCTGTGGACTACACTTAAACCTTTCTTCTATTCTCTTCAATAACCAATTAGGCATTTTCTTCCTATCTAATAGGTAATTGATATATATTTTATGCTTCTTATTTAACCTTCTCTTATAAGCAGAGGGTCTTTGTAGTATTTTTGGTAATATTCTAAAATTATTCCATCTATCGAATTCTAGAATCAATTCTAAGGTATCTTTATCCCATTGATCATCAGAATCCTTTAGTCTCTTTATATTTTTGATTATCAAGTTAGAAGTTATCTCTGATAAAAGGTTTGCTGAATCACCCGTATACATCTTAGCTTCTTTTATAGATTTTCTATCACATATACAAGCTAATATGAATTCCTTGAAATCCTCAGTACAAGGACCATCCCATCTAAATACATCTTCATGTTTACTTAAAAAATCAGTAAATAGTTTAAGAAATACTTCAGCTCTTTCTTTTATCTCAAGATATTTATAATGAGATAGTTTCATCATCTCTCCAACTTCCCAAGATGATTTACCAGTACCTAAGGTTAAATATAAGGAATTCTGTTCTTTAGGTAATAACCATTCCCATGCTTTCTTCTGATTATCAGTCATATCAATATCTCTTTTTTAACATTATGTTGTTAATCTTATCCTGAGTAATGTCCTCTGGATTATATTCTAAATTAGAAGCCTGTATTACATCAGGATCATAGTTTAGATATACACTATAAAGTACATTATCAAAAGGTAGAGTTAAATTCATAACTCCATTTAATATATAAGTTTCTACATTTACCAATCTATTTTGATAATCCACTTTTTTAACTATAGCCTCTACTCCTTCGTATGGATAGCCTTTTAAATGTATATAATCTCCAGGCTTAATGTTTACTAAGTCATCTAGAGAATATTTCTTATTTTCCTTAGATAATTTAATAAAACTATGAACTACTTTTCTAGATACTGTAGCTATTAAAGAAAAATCATCGAACTCTTCATAATTATCTATCCTAATTTTTTTCTTCCTATTATGAATAGTTTCAGTGTTCCTTAACCAAGAATGAATACCAGGTATCTTTTTCCTTAGTTTATTCATATAAGATCTTGAATAAACTAATTTACGAGGGATCCTTATAAAACCATAATTAAATAATATAGGCTCTTCTGTAAACACCATCTTACCCTTAGAAGTTTTCCTAAGTACTTTTACAGTGGGTATTATAGCTTTTATATGTTTGATGTTTCTAGAAACAATCTGCTGATTTATATCTTTCCATCTCTTACTGTCTAAGTAAAAGATACAGTATAAATATTTCGTAGGATCTCTTTCCATAGTATTACTTTATAATTTATTTCTTTACTATAGATTTAGCTATCTTATGTATATCTTTATATTTTATTTTTAATATAGAAGTAGCCATGAATATGTATATTTTTTCTTCACCTCTGTTCAAAATCATATACCTATCATTAGGTATCTGAGTTAATATATAATCTGCTAATTCTTTACCTACTACCATAAAAAATTCTGATTTAGGCATAGAATTATACCTCATTATTAGAATAGGTACTTTAACAGATCTATTAGCATCTTCATTAGCTTGTTTCCAAAAACTTTCTATATCACTTTTCTTATTACCTAATAGTACATGTTCAAATTTAATCTCCTTGTAATGTTTACACTCTATAGATATTTTACACCTATGAGCATGTCTTTCATCGGTACACATAATATCAGATGAAAGATCTCTACTTCTGTGATTAGCTCCACTATAAGGAGTTCTTCCAAATTCAAAACCAGTCCACTTAGTCATCCATTTAGCGATATCTCTTTCAAATTTAGAGCCTTTTCTTTTACTGTTTATCATATTCCTTAGTATTATAATATATTTATACATTATAGTATGTTACAGGTACTAATATCATTTTCCTTTTTAACTTGCAGTATCTTACAATTTGATAAAGGTAATGATTCTTGATGGGTGATTAAGAAAAGGGTTTTGTCTTCATAAATAGTGTTTACTAAAGAAACTACTAAATCAATATTCTCACTATCTAAAGATTCAAATACTTCATCTAAAAAAGCAATATTTATACCCTTACTTGCAGTAAGGGATTCATTCATAGCAAATGCCATAGCTACATTAGCTAATTGCTTTTCTCCTCCAGATAAATCATCATAATCTATTATGATATTATTTCTTTCTATAAGAGTAATAAAGTCTTTTTTAGTAGATTCTAAATCTATATCAAAAGATATTCTGAATCCTAATATTTTAGAGTATCTCTCAAGAGTATCATTTAATAAATCTAAACTACTGTTGAATAGATATGCTTTTATACCTTTATTAGATAAAGGTTCAGATATCAACCATTCTACATCATTGAGCTTACTTTTACTTTTATCTAGTTTATTACTAACCGATAGTAGGTTATCTTTTAACTTACTTAACTTATCTTTGTATTTAGGAGATAACTTAGAAATTTTTTCAGATTTAATTTCGGATATTTGTTCTTTTATATCACCTATTCTATCATTCAAATTATTTATCTGGGATTTTACTTTATATAATTTACTCTTCTCTTTTTCTTTGATAGATATCTTATCATGTATGGAATCTTTTTTATCCTGGTACTTCTCAATAATCTCAAAGGAAGATTTAATCTTTTTCAGATTTATTAAAGCCTTATCTACCTTACCTTTATCTAATAAAGTGATTACTTTACTAACTACATCTATCAAAGGTATATTTGATATATTTCTGGCATCCTCTAGTTTCTTATTTATTAAACTTAATGATTTTCTTAAGTCATTAAGTTTAGATTCTACTATATTTATATCACTTTTTGAGTTTCCTAAATCTTTAATCTGTTCTTTATAATCTTTTAAAGATTTATTTAATTTCACTAATCTTCTTTCCTTATCTTCTTTAAAAGATTTCTCTCTATGTTTTAAATCATCATAAGTTTCTTGAGTTGATTCTAATTCACTTGATAGTGAATTGTATTTATATTCTATTTCTCTAACTTCTTGATATATTTCATTCTTCATATCAATAGCTATATTCTTGGCTATATTCAGAAAGTTAAGATTAAATACCTCTTCAAATATTTTCTTCTTATCACTATTAGATTCTTGTATAAGTCTTTCTATACCTTGACCAAACATTATAGAGTTTATAAATAACTTATAAGTTAATCCCAATTCATTTATAAGAAACTCTTGTAAAGCTGTTTTACCCTTTATACTAATTAATTCAGCATCTTTATATATTAAAAGCCTATCTTTACCTTTGGCTCCATCATCTAGATTACTTATATAATTCTGACATCTAGTAACTAGATAAGTATGATCTCCTTTGTTAAAGGTAATATCTACTTTAGTACCTTTGTAAGATTTACTTCTAACCTCTTTCCAGGTATTTACATCGGAATTACCCTTTAAATTCTTACCATATAATACCCATACTAAAGCTGAGAATATAGTAGATTTACCAAAACCATTTGGAGCTTTAATCAATATAGTTTTGTTCTCATTTAAATCTATATAAGTCTTACCTTCATAAGAACAAAATCCCTCTATATTTAAACCTATGAATGTTATCATATCAATCCTCTACTTTATTTAAAATTTCTATCAATAGTTTTTCTTTAGTTTTATCCTTAGAACCTATAGTTCTCATATATCTTCTTACTAAACGTTTTTTGGATAGTTGTTTAGTTATCTTATGTTTTACTACCTGTTCTAATTTTGAAGTAGGAGGTATTACAGTATAATAATTACCATCCTCTTTTATATCTTCTTCTTTCTCTACATCTATGAATTTAGGGAATCCTTCCAAAGGTATAAATTTAAGTGATAGATCTTCATATAATTCCCAGTAACCCATTTCACAATTTTTATCAGTCCTTCTTTGTTGTAATGGAGCTCCTACCATATAAACTTTTTTGGCTAATCTCTGATGTTTATGTATATGACCACATAATACTAAATCAAACCTATTTAAAGTATTTATATTTAAGTTTTCTACCGAATCTATTCTCCTTCCATCAGTATCAGTAGCTCCAGGATAATCTGTATGAAGTAAAAGTATATTTTTACAGGTCTTATCTAATCTTATATTAGCTAAATACTCACATAATCCTATATTATGATCTATATAAGGTACACCATATACTATAACATTTCCTAAAAAAGATATATTTACAGAAGATTTGTTTAATACTTTAAAACCCCAATCAGATGGACCATATCCTGAAAAACAATCTATCAAGGAATCAGTTAAATTATCTATCCTATTTAAACCGGGTAAATCATGATTACCGCTTATGGCATAACACCTGAAATTAGGATATTTATTATAAGATTCTGACTGCCATTTGATAAATCTATTCAATAGAGTAGTATCTATAGTATTAGGCTTATGGAATAAATCTCCACAAAATAAAGCTGGTATCTTTAATATAGAACATTTTTCAGCTATTAGAGAAAGAACTTTAAAACCGTTCTCAGTTCTCTCTCCATTATTATTAAACTTAGCCCAATTATTTAAATGTAAATCTGAAAATACTAAGGCTAATAATCTCTTCTTATAAATCTTTTTCATATTTTATAAAATTACAGATAGCCTCTAATTTTTCTTTTAGATTATCACTTTGTAAAAGTATTATCTTAGTATAAGCATTACCCTTATATCTGATAATTCCAACTTCTGTTCTAGAAGGATAGATTAATCTAACGTTACTTATTAAAGTTACTCCCCAATATTCTAAAACTAATCTTATCAACTTAGATATACTACATTGGAAAAAATCATTCAATATACGCTTATTATTATCTTCTATACTCCAATTTAATATGAAAGAAACAGGGAAATCTAATACAATAATATAATCACAGTTTTTTATAGTTAAATCTCTAGCTAAATCTAAAAAACTTACTAATTCACATGTTGGTAATTTACTAGCCTGCTTATATATAAAATAAGCAGCTGAATCCAGGAAAGATCTATCACTAATATAACCATTTAGCTTATACTTAGAAAACAGTTTATTCCTTAGATTCATTATCTTATAATCTTCCATCTGTAACTCTTTAGGATCTCTACTAAGCATCTCCTGATGAGTAAGATTTTTAGTATCTGGTAATAAATCAGATATTGAACCTGAGATATAATCTACTTTTAACTCTTCAGATAATAGTTTAGCTAAAGTAGTTTTACCTATACCAGAAGGTCCTGCAAAAACTATTCTTTTATTTGTTTCCATAAGTTTTCTCTATTTGTTCTTCAAATCTCTTAATAAATATTAAAGAATAGAATGAGCCTAAACTATACTCATTAGCTATCTTTTCTAAGGCTTTTTGTTTAATACCTATATTCTTAGGTACTCTCATTGGAAGATCTTTCAGAGGATGGTGATTTATAAACCATCTTAGATCTATCATTTTTCTATTTCTCTCATAAACTTCAGTCATAATCTTATGATCTTTATCTCCTTTGAGATATTGGTCAGATTCAAGGTAATTTTCTATACAAGTAAAATCATCTAAGAATTTACGAGCTTTCTTTTCTCCTATTCCTGGATAACCTGGGATATCATCGGATTTATCTCCAACTAAACAAAGCCAATCAACACATTCTTTAGCAGTATAACCATTTATTACTTTACAATTAGATTCATATATGAGTTGATCTTTTCTCACATTAAATATCATTGTAGTTTGCTTTACTAATAACTGGTTAAAATCTTTATCAGAAGTGATGATTATTCTACGAGTATTCTTAGGTGCCCATTTAATAGCTAAATGAGCTAAGTAATCATCGCCTTCATAATTATATTTCTTACCTTTATCAAATATATATTTTATACAGAAGATTCTCAATAGTTTCTGTATCACTTTCTTTTGACTATGTAAAGATTCATAATCCATAGATATATTCTTTCTATGAGCCTTATAAGTAGGTATGATCTCGGTACGATATTTTGAATGTCCGTTATCAAATACTACAACTATATCTATAGGTTTAAATCTATAAATATACATTTGTAAAGATTTAAAAAAACCAAAAATAGCTCCACTTGGTTTACCATCTGTAGATTTAAAACCATGAAATTTATGATATGATTGATGGAGTAATCCTTCTCCATCAATCAATAGTATATTTTCTTTTTTCTTATGTTTACCCATAATATTTTATAATCATAGCGTTAATTATCTCTTGTACAAGATAATAATCATTTTTCACTAAAGCTTCTATTAATTCTTTAATTAATTTTTTAAGGTATATGAACTTAAACTGATCTATGTATTTTTCCATATACTCTTTATTTGAATCAAGTAAGTCATCTGAAAACAGTGTAGCTTGATTCAAACCTCTATCTATAGCTAAATTACATACTGAATAAGCTTTATCTAAATCTTCTTTTCCATTCTTATATTGAAATCTCGATACATATTTAAGTATTTCTCCTTGGAACCAGTTAAAATTTAATTTAACCATTAAATCTATAGGTTCTATTTTAAATCTAGAGTAATGATTTCCTCCTATCTGCCTTTTCTTACTCATCTTCTTCCTCCTCTGAATATTCATCAACTGAATTGTTATCTATAGGATATAAATTCTCATTTAAGCTTGCTAGTAGTTTTTTAGTATTACCGAGAGTATTTATATTTGCTTTCTTAATTAGTTTTCTACGTAAAGAATCGTCGTCCTCTAATAAAGTTTTAAATTTCTCTGATCCTCTACATAAAGTTTTCCCTTTATATGTGAAAGTACCTGAAGAAGATTTATCTACTATTCCTTCTTCTATTAATATCTCATCTAAAAAGTGAAGTCTATCAAAACCTACTGTATCTACATATCTTGGGTTATTATACAATGGAGTAGATTTTAATGTAGGTCCTGGAGGAGCAACTTTATTTTTCATAGTTCTTATAGAAGTTACTCTACCTATTTTTCTCTCTTTTCCTTTTATTTTTTTAGTAATTTGTTTACCTCCATATAAACCTATTCTCAATGAAGCATAGAATCTTAATGCTTGCCCGCCGGGAGTTGTATTATGAACTACTATACCATTATCTTTATTACCAGCTAAGAAATTATGAGTATCTTCTATAGTGAGATCATATTTATAAGGATGTCTCAATTTTCTATCAGAAGCTTCCTTTATAGAAATTATCTTTAGATATAAAGTATAATCTATCTCTGAAGGTTCTAATTCAAAATCGATATAATTACCTCTATACTTAGAAGATAATTTATATTGCATTGGTTCTGGTATATATTTACATATATTCTTATGTAATATCTCGGTAGATTTCTTATTGAACCTTATTATCTTTTTATTTTTAGTTAAAGTACAGGGTATACCATAATCTTCTAAGATACTCTGTAAAGTATTTATATCTGTCCTATTGTAAGGTATAGATATGCAACAAGTACTCCTCTTATCTCCATGATAATGACCATCATCCATATACCATATAGCTAGAGTTAACCAATCTACCTGTCCAGGTATTAATATATTCAAAGGATCTCTTTTATTACCTAAATCATCCTTTATTAATTTTAATTCTGGAGAATATGAAGATCTATAAATAAATCCCTTTTTAGTAATATACTCTCTGAAAGGTATTATCTTGTTTAATTTAGATACTTTCCATCTTGCATACCCTAGATTAACATTGTCAGATATATGTAAATTAGCTGAAGTATATTTCCTAATCCTTATACTACTATCTCCCATCAGCATACCATTCAAAAAACTACGAGCTTTACTGTGTAGTTTAAATGATCCTTTAGTATGAGATACTAATCTATCTGATAATTTTAGATCCTTAGTAAATACCCACTGTAACTCTTTATCACGGTATACCAAAAACTTATGTCTACTTGTTACTGTATTAGATATAACTCCATTTTTAGTACCAGGACCATAAGTAGAAACTGTATACCATTTATCCTTAGATTTTGGATCTTTTTTAATCCAACCAGATATGGGTTTAGGTACCCATGTACCAGTTTGTATATCCATAGACCAAACCATACCCTTTAACTGATTATCTACTATATCTCCAATAGTATGATAAGTACCATCAACAAAAGGTATAGGTGTATCTCTGTGTAGACAGTCTGGATTTTCAAACATACCTGCTTTTAGATTCTTTCTTAACTGATTGATATAAATCTGAGTTATACCTAAAGAATATAACATCTCATTCCTAATACGGAAGAATTTATATATTGCTTTAGCTCTGTTACCCATATCTGCAGAAGCATTATCCATTTCTGAATCTATATTAGCATCTGTATCTAATGCTGAAACTGAATCTAAGATTAAGAGTATGGGTTCATTATTAGTTAACTGAGATCTCCAATATAAAGATTGTGCAGCTATCCAGTCAGAAATTTTTTCTATAGAAGTATTTCTATATACTACAATCTTAGATAAATCTAGACCATTTGATTCAGCCCATGAATTAGTGAATACTTGTTCAGCATCTACCCATAAAACTATTCCACCAAGATATTGAGCACAATATGCAAAATCATAGGCCATTAAAGTTTTACCAGAAGATTCTTCTCCAAATAATTCCATAATTTTACCGTAAGGAATTCCTCCTCCAGTTATCTTATTAAAAGCTAAAAACCTAGAGGGTAACCAGGGTGATTTACTCTCATCTTTTTCAGATGGTATATATTGCCCTGAAAATTTCCTATCTAATTCTTTTAGAGTAGGTATTTTTATTTTCTTTCTTCCTGCCATATATTATTTTAAATTAAAATAGGGAGATAGCTACTAAATAAATAACTACCTCCCTACAACCATAATTCAATTACATTAAAACACAAAACTAAGAATTATATATCTCCCCTATGATGAGATTTTTTCTTTTTCTTCTCTTTCTTTAACTTCTTACTCTTCTTACTTGATTTTTCCTCTTCTTCGTCATCATCATCGTCATTAGGTACATTCAAGAACTTATCCAATTCTGATTCTAGTTCTTCATAACTCTTAATCTGAGATTTAACCATACCTATCAGATCTACTGGTTTAAGTAAACTCCTATCTAATTTAGTAGGTTTACAATTACGAACTGAATAAGAAGTATCAAATTTACCAGAACCAGAACGATCAATCTTAATATCATAACCAGTATGTATATCAGTCATATCTCCTGCTTCATCTTCATCAAGGTATAGATCTATTATATCTTGATATACAGATGCAGGTATCATTACTAATCTTGGTTTACTTTCATAATCTAATTCTTTACCCTTTTCATCTTTGTAAACTAAAGCTGCTACCACATACCTTCTAGAAGGTATCATCTTTTTAGCTAACTTCTTATCATCTTCATCTGATGAATCTTTTAACTCTTTATACTTATCCATAATAGGACAAGGCTCATCAAAAGTAGCTGGAGATAGTATAGAGTGATCTCCCAAGTAGAATCTTATTACTTCTACTGCTATCTCTTCATTCTGACCTGCACTAAGAATTCTTATTCTTGTAGTGCCATTACCTGGAAAAATAAAACTATTACCTGAACCTTTCTCAGTAAGTTTCTTTTTCCTTGCTAACATTTTTTCTCTTACAGATTCTCCTGTAGTAGATAATTTCTTTTTTACCATAATTATCGATTATTTTCTATGAATAATATTTCGTTTAATGAAAGTACTGTAAACTTATAGTTCTCAGGATCAGTATTTACTTCAGCAGGATTAAATTCTATTTCCTTACCAGAATATCTACCGTAAGTAACTATCTTACCTATTTCTAATACTTTACTGTAAGAATCATATTCTTCAGTTATATCTCCAAACATAACCACTACTCCTTTATTAGGGATATTATCTGATGATACATTACCAGGGATAATGATATTCCCAACCTTAGTTTCCTGGTTAGTAGGACTAATTATAAGAACTCTATTTTCTGTAGGAGTTCCTTTAAATTGCTTTATCTGATGATAAAGCTTGGTAACTTCTTCTAACGAAGTAAATTTTAAATCTGTGTACATTGTTTATTTTTAAAGTTTTATGTTTAATATACAATAGCTAAGGCTATTGTTTTCTTAGATTAGCTGATAATGTTCTTAAGATATTCTCTTTAGATTCATAAGCTTTACAAAGAGATATAAATTTTGCAGCTTTTTCTGCAGCTTTAAAATAAATATTACACTTATATACATACTTATGATTAGTAGTTGCTTTATTAGATACATAATCATTATTCCACTGTGGATTAGTATTTTTATAAAAATTCCAAGCTTCACTATATGCAACATCTCTCTCTTTAGCTAATTCATCTCTTTTTCTTATATACTTGTCTCTAATATTACATAATATATAATAATTAGAAGGAATATCTCTCAACTGAGAATCTAATTTATTCTTATCTATAGTTAATTCTTTCTGAATATCTATAATTAACTCTTTACCTTGATAAGTAACTTTGATAGGTTTTAATTCTACGTTCATTTTAAGGTATTCTTTTAGTAACTTCTTCGGGTATTAAATATTTCTAAGATATTCTTTTTAGTACCGTCTTCTGAAATTAAATATATATCACCTTCTGAGGTTATCTCTAAATTAGATGATTCTCTAATTTCTTTTAAAACATGATTGAAGGCTATCCCCTCTTTCATATAACCAAAATTGAAATTTATCAAAGGTTTAAATTGAGTTATCTTATTATATAGATTATATAACCTCTTATCTGATAATTCATCTAAACCTGACCTATCAATCATGGCCATGAATAAAGCAAAATACATGTGAATAGAATCCTCAAATAAAGAAGATTCTTTTAATTCCATAGTTAATATAGATTTTTTATGTAATTCCTCTATTAACCAGATTAATTTTCTCAAAGATCTTCTTACCTCATTTACTAATTGCTTATTACTTTGAATCAATTGTAGATCATTCCAATCTAAAGCTTTTTCTGCAATCTCAAAAGACTGAGCAGCAGTTCCTGCGAGTATATAAGCTAAATTTAATTTCCTATTAGCTTCTACTCTATTTTTCAATATAACCTCATCCATTGTTTTTATTATTTACTGTTTATAAAGATAATGTTTCAACATTATTAGAATTTACTTCTTTCTTTCTAAGTGCTAAATGATTCATAGTATTTAAACACTTAGGACATCTAATCCTTAGATAGGCATCCGTTACACAACTTAAAGGATTATCATTATAATTAATATGATAAAAGGTATCTTCTAAACTATAAGTAAATTTATTATTACAATGGGTACATTGAGTTTCCCATCTAGTAATTTTTTTGATATTTCTTTGCATAATCTTTAAATTCTTTTTTAAATATTCTAGGATAATCTTTTATTTGAACATCTTTATACTTTTTATGAAGTTCATGATATTCATCTTCATTAAAAGTACCATCTAATAACCTATCATAATTATATAATGGTACAAAGTGCATAGCCTCTGCCATAGTTCTACCTATTTCAAAATCCATAGACATATCTACATCATTTATTTGAAATCCAAAATATTCTTTAGTTTTAGGGTTTCTAAATAAATCCCACATTTTATATACGGTATATATGTTTATATCTTCTGGCTTAGTATTAAAATAATTGGCATCATGTACTAAGCATACTGAATCCATCTTAGGGAATTTACCCTGTTTCATTGACCAATATAATAATACAGATCCAAATAAACACATATCACTTGCAGCAGATTGACAGTTACCTGTTATCATAGTTCTATATCGTCCATCTATATTACTCTTGTACCTTACAAAAAAAGCTCCAGATTGAATTGTAGGACACCAAACTTTACCCTTATATTTAAATTTATGGATTAAGTTCTTACCATAACTATAGGTATGTATAGTTTTTCTATCTGAGAATTTAATTCCATAGGTTTCAGTTTTATGTAATACGTATTCTTGACCAGTTTTGCTTGGTTTTCTACCCTTAAAGTAAGATATATCTCCAGGTTTTGAAGTTATAAACATACTAGAGGACTTACCCAGTAATACTACCATGGCTTGTACTAAACTTGCTTGCTCTTTATCAGCTGTACAGAATACCTTCATACCATCCCCAAGTCTCATATTGTATAGTAATATCTCCAGTTGAGACTTGGTTAATCCTGAGATAAAGTTCATAGTTAATTTTCTATCAGGTAATATATCTATCAGCTTACTAGAAAACTCTTTTGATAAATTCCAATTAACTACAGTACCATATTTTGTAAACCTTATACTACGTTTATATAGCCCTGGGTAATTCTTAAGTATATTATCTATGTGTAGTACTTTACTATGGTTTGCAGTATCACTCTGAACAATCTTTACTCTATTATTTCTTATAGATGAATCAGTTAAATACCAACCTAAGATAGCAATAAAAGGATCACTTAATGAATTCTCATTACTGTTTAAATGTTCAGAGCTTATAGGTATGATAAAGTTACTATTTTTACCATACATTTCCTCTGAAGTTAATACCTTAAATGGCTCTATCAATTTTTCCGGAAATAGTTGTGAACATTTACCTGAGTATATCCTTCTACACTTGATATAGGATATACTCAGGTTTTTACTAACTTGTAATAAGTTCTTCCCTTTATGATACTCAGATATTATCTGATTTCTTAATTTATTGAACTTAAATATTTTACCATCTTGTACCTTTCTTTTATCTATAGCTTTAGTGTAATCATTATAATTTGATATATACCATCGATGATAATTAGTAGAAGATATACCACAATGCTTACTGCTGAAATTGTACATATAATCATCGTAGTCAGGAGAGTGTATCTCTAATACGGGTTGCCATTCAGATTTACCAGTTATAGAGTTAAAAGCTAATATCTCATCACCCTCTACTAATTTCTCATAATTTACCCACCCCTTGGTTTTACATAATGCCTGTGATGAAGGTAATAAGCAAGGCATGTTTACTGCTAATCTTATAGCATAAGCTACTTCTGATTTATCTTCTGAAAATACTTGGGGTAATCTTCTCTTTCTACCAAATAAACTTGTAATATACCCTTGTTTCTTTAAAAGTTTCTCCTGTTTTTTCATAAATTTCTTTATCTTAGGATGCTCTATAAAGAAACCATCTAACTGTTCCTGAGCTTCACTAGGAGTTACTATAATACCAGATTTAGGATCAGATAATTTCTGAGATAGTAACTTTGCTTGAATACCGTAGATAATACCAAAAGCAATCTGTTTAGCTTGTTTTCTTCTTACACTCCAAGTTTTATGGTCTGGATGCTCTTCATCTGAATAAGCTTTATTAGCTTCTTTATAAGATACTCCATATTTCTTAGCAGCAATAGCTAAGTGAGGATCCTGATTCTCTGCAAAAGCTCTTAAGTATGTTTCATCTCCAGATAAATGAGCCATGATTCTTAATTCTGCCTGTGAAAAGTCCATTGCAAAATATAGAGTACCAGGATTAGCTATTAATTGTTTCTTTATATTAGGATCTACAGAAGTCTTAGGAATTTGTTGCATATTAGGCTCTGATGAACTTAATCTACCTGAAGTAGTTCCAATAATATTGAATTTACCATGTAGTTTAGAATCATCTTGAACTTTTTCACTCCAACCTTCTATATAGGTAGTATACATTTTCTCTAATCCTCTTAAATCTAATAGAGTATCTAAGAAAATTGCTTTTGGAGATTTAGGATCTTTAACTGTAAGTCTTAATTCTACGAGAGTTTCTTCTGCAGTAGATCTATTTCCAGTATCAGTATATTGAGTACATTCGAATTTAAAACCATCATATATAAGAGCCGGTAAATCTTTATTACTATTGATATTCAGTTCTGATATTAATTTCTTCTCCTTCTTAGTAGTAAATATACCTGCTCTTATATTAGATATTTTTTGTTGTCTACTAGCAATTTTTCTCTTATTTTCGGGTATATCTTCTAAATTATTTAATTCTTCCTCTAGTTTTGATATATAGGCATCTATTCTTTGCTTATTATATTTTTTAGTAAACTTCTTAACACGAGGTAAATTAAATACTAAATCTCTAGCTTTATCTATCTTCTCTTTATAATCTTCTAATAATTGATTATTAAGGTTTTTATCTAAATATAAACCATTTCTCTCTACTATCTGTAATACTCTACTGGCAGACATTATCATATTACGATATAGATTATATAAACCCTTATCAATAATAATTTTTTCAAAGAATAATGTTAATCTAAAGGTATAATCTGTATCTTGACAACCATATTGACATAAAGGTTCTAAAGGTTTCTTATCCCATGGTATTTTATTAAAGCCTTTATCTTCTTCATAATTAGAAGCCCATGGTAAATACCTTCTTACCATATCTTTAAGACCATTAGGTCTCTCTTCATTCAATACATATTTAGCTAACATACCATCTAAAATAGTACCTCTTGAGTATATGTGATATAATTCAAATATCTGAAAATCAAATTTAGCATTCCAAGCTATCTTTACTATATCAGGATTTTCTATTACCTTTTTACCAAACTTATTTAAAGCTTTTTTCCAATTCCAGTTTTTATTTGTATATTGTTTAGTTTCAGAATGCTCTAATGGTATAGAAAATCCAAAACCTGGTATACAGGTTACTGATAATATAGTTGGTTTAAAATCTTTATTATAAATCTTTTCTCCATTAGTTTCAAAATCTACACAAGCATATCCAATCCTTTTACATAATTTTATAAGCCTATCTAGATCTTTATAATTGGATATTATAGTACTTATTGTCTTCATACATTATTATAAGTTTATATATTAATAAAGGGTACCCAGTATCACTACTAAATACCCTGAAAACCATAATAAAATTCTACTAACTAAATAAACTATTTACAACACATGTCTTATATTATAACCATAATAATATAGTTTTATTTTATTAAGTCATCTACAGACGATTTTAATAGATACCAATCTTTTTTATAACAATGTAATGAATCTATTGTATGGATAAGCATACCTGGCTTAACTCCTACCTTCTCTGCTACATATTCCAACATACACCATGCAAGATATACATCATCTCCAAAATGTTGTATAAAATCTGAACTTCTCTGATGATAAGTAAGATTTAACTTTCCTTCCCTAATAAAGAAACCATAATACATTGAACAAGGAATTCTCTTGTTTCCTTCATAGTAATTACAATCACTTCCAGTAAATATGGGAAGAATTGCTTTACGAGTATCTGGATCTGTTTTTAACAATTCAATAATTGCTTCAAGAGCTGTAAGATTCTCTCCTTTATACTTTACAAATTGATTTATACGATCTGCATAAGTATAATCAAATTTACCTTGATTATCGAGGAATTGTTCCCACATATCTTTTCTTTCAAGATAGGCAGTTCCTGGATTAATAGGGTGACCACTGATTCTCTCTTTGAATTCCATTTCTGCCCATCTCTTAGCATGAGTGAAAATAAAGAGATATTCTACATCAGGTAAACTTGTAAGACAGTACTGTTTACAAAATTCCTCCTTGGTAATAAAATCATTATTACCTTCTATATTTTTATTCTGATAGGTTTTAGGTGTAACTTCTACTCCCATTTCCCATAGATCTCTACTCATCTCAGACATGAGCTCTCTTGCATTATTATAAATACGCATTTTATTATATATTTAATTGTTATATTCTTTTATAGAATTAGCCTTTCTTATTTAGCTTAGCTAAGTATTTCTTTTTATATTTTTTCCTTTGAGAGAAAGATATACAATTCTCTGGATATTCAATATCATCGCTTTCTATTACTAAATCTTTAGCAATAAGGGGTTTATATTTAAATAAATCAGGTCTCATTACTTTAAAAGATCTTAGGAATACCTTATAAGAAGAAAATTCTTTCTCTGTACCTTTCATAAATTTTAGGTAAATCTCTTTCAATCTCTTATACCATTCAGATTTATGAGATACTCCTTCCATAACTTCTTTGAAAGGTTTATGAGCTCCGCAGTACATAAGTAAAGTTTCTACATTACCATACATTTGAGTAGCGAAAATATTTATTTGTACTCGTTGATCTTTACCATATATATATTCTGACATTCTCTGTATCAATAATAAATCAAATATCAATCTCTTAGTAATCTCAGAAGCTCTAAGTACCATAGTTACAACAGGAATATCTTCATTAAACCTTTTACTGAAAGTTGCTGCTAATAGACACTGCTTACCATTATTATGTTTATTATGAAATGTATAGCTTATGTTATAGTTTTGATTATAGGATAGAGTTTTAACTTTCAATTGTGATTTAAGTAAATCTAATTGATTAAAATCAAGATAGTTGTTTAACAAAGTAGTCCATTTTGATATAGTATAATTAAAGTGTCTACCAAAATCAAAATTAGGATCTACCCAAGCATTCCTAATCTTTATGAATATATTATATACTACTGCTACACCTGCATTAGCCACAGCTCCTTTATTGAAAAGCTGTGGCTCTAATCTAAGGAATCCCTCGTTGAGTTTTTCCCAAGCCTCTGTGGATGTAGCAAATTCTAAAGTATGTACTTGTTCTGAAGTATCAAACGTTAGTTTTTCAAATTTCTTATTCCACCCACTCATATTAATAATTACTTCTTTGTCTAAACCTGTTAACTTGATTTTTCTTAAAACACAAGGTATATAAGCTTTCAGGAGTAAAACCTATATAATATAGATAACCCAGATACTTTACTAATCCTAAAATGACACTAGCAGAATATTTAGTAATATCAGTTAATTCTTGAGTTTGTTTCCATGGTTTATTTTTTAAATAATTTCTAGATATACACAAGTGATAAGCTACTTGCCATAGTAAATGATCCTCTACCTTATGTATCTCACTTGAATATTTTCTGAAAGCAGGTATGTATGATAATACTTTATCTACATCTAAACCTAAATCTTGAATATCTTCTCTATCTAAAAGGTTATAGGGTTTCATATTATCTATATCTAGATCCTTAAAAAGTAGATATTTACCTATTTCAAATAGACCTTGTATAGTATATACTCTAATATTATTATCAAAACCCTTTTTATCTAATAGATGATTTATATAGTCATATACATCTGATATCTGTAGATTAGCATAACTTAATAAAGCCATGTAAAAAGCTAAACCATCTGCTTGTTCTTCATTAGAATTTTGTAGATGGTTTAATACCATTTGCCATTCATTTTTAGTTAACAAATCTCTATTATAACCGTATTTCTCAAATATCTCAATAACTGCAGAGGTAGATTCATAACCCTCTGCAGTTTCTTCTATAATTCTAGCACTAAAATCCTTTAATACTTGTTGACCTTTGAAAGAATTTACATCTATGGGAGGTAGTGGTAAATCTTTTTCAATCTTACCACAATAACCTTTTAGAAGATCCATCTCTAAGTCATATATAGCTTCTAGATATCTCCCATCTTTGATTTCAGGTGCTTCTATATCAATATTTCTAATATCCATTTTAATCTCCTTCTACATCTTGAGGATTAGTAGGTTCATAATCTTTTTTATCACTAGAACCAAAACCATTTGTACCTCTAGTTCCCCAATCATTAGATAGTTTCTCATATAACTTACTATCTATCTCTTCAGGTTTAGTTAGAAATATGGGAGTATGAATCATTTGTACTAAAGATATCCCTGCCTTAAGTTCTACTATATTCCGTGATGTATTATATACACCTAAATGATATTCTCCAATATAAGGAGAATCACAAATCTGAGAAGTAAATATCAATCCCAACTTAGAAGATCTACCTGATTTATTAGCTACCATTAACATAGAATCTTTAGGTTCTAATAAACCTCTAATACCAGAAGGAATTAATATCCTTGAATTAGGGTTTAAGTATATAGAATCTATTGCACCATTTTTAAAAGATACAGTACCTTGTAATTCATTATGATTACACTTAAGTAAATCACTAAGAATTAAATCCTCTGGGATATAAAAATCTAAACCAGCATCTCCTTCATTTTCTCTAGTGGGAGATTTTACATTTCTTACTTTAGTAAATCTAAATCTTTCTTTTGCCATAATCTTATTAATTATTTTAATTCTTTGTAAAGTTTTCTGATTACATTAGTAGGTACCTCAAATTTAGTTGAAGCTTTACTAACTATTTCTTTTCTACTTAATCCTTTTCTCTTAATACTTCGGATATATTTCTTAATAGCCTGAGTATCTTCTAATATATCTAAGTCTTTAAACTTATTTTCTTTCTCTAATTGTTTTCTAGTCTTACCTAATAACTGAGACATCTGAAAACAACATAATTCAGAATCTCCACACATCTTACACTCTTTAGTTGTAAGATTATACCCCTTACCAAAACAAGGATCTTTATCATTACCTATCTTTGATAAATCAAAGGGTTCAAATGGATCATGTTTAGCTAACAAATCCTCAGTAGATAATTTCTTTTTCTTACTCATATTATTAAATTTATTTAATATAGTATAGGCTATACTTCTAAATTCTTCAGGTATAATTCTCTATCACTCTTAAAACTTGGAGTATGATCAAAACCACAGCTCTTGAATTCAGGACAAAATCCTCTATAAATACAAGAAGGTACACAAGCTTTAGCTAATTCAGGTTCTATATCAAATAAAGCATCTATTACTTTATTCCAGGTATTTCTAGTAACTTTATCGGCATGATTGCATAATCTTACCTTAGATATATTTATAATCTCTTGAGCATTAACTCTGAGCATCATATTAACTGGATCTGTTTGTTTTCTAGTAGATCTATCTACTCCAGTTTTATCAGATCTAGAAGTACTAACAAAGGGTATGGCATGTACATGTCTAACTAAATGACCCATATTACAGTAAGGTATACCGTATATATAAATATCAAATTCTAACAATCTCAGAGGAGAATGCTCTGATTTGATTATTCTCCTCTTAAATTCTATTGAAGGTTCTTTATCTAAGGGATCTTTACCTTGAGTAAATCTTGCAGCATTAACTACATCTACCCAGGACGTTTTCTTATAAACTACTATTTCCATTTATATATTCAGGATTTAAGTTCTAAAATCTTCTTTAAAAGTTTAAAGATATCATGATTTTCTCCATCTTTGATATTATCCCAAGATAATATAACCATCAGATTATTTCGTAGAGTTTCACCCATCTTTTCATCTTTAAATAATAATATCTTAGTAAGATGTATAAACATATTCATAGGTATATCCTGTTTAGGGTATTTCTTAGTTAGAAGCTTCTCTGCATATATCCATTTATAATTCAGATTCTTAAAACTTTCAATAGGATCAGTATTAAATGAAGATGAATTATACATATCTTTAATACACTCTTTATGTAAGTTTAATAATCCTTTTAACTTAGTATCTAACCTATCAAAGCTAAATACTTCTTCTAATCTTTTACTAATTAGTTCTGAGTTCATATTGTTTTTCTATAAATTAATATTTGATTTAATCTGGCCAACATCCTGTGCAACTTCTCTCTATTGTAAAATTTTTATCACAATTTTTACAATAAAAATCCATGTTGGTATATTCTCCATCATTATCATCTAATTTAACAGTCTTCCTACTACCGCAATGAGGACATTTATGATGAGCTTCTTTATAGAAATAGTCATAATAAACCACCGAAATAGCTCCTGGTAAAGCTACCCATAAAAAACATCCTATTATATCCATAATAGAATTAATCTTATGTATATTATTCATAATCAATATAGTAGCTAAACATACAAAAAAAGCTGTATAAAAGTTTACCAATATCATCCTTCTACATAAAGAAAACCTGATATATAAAGGAGCTTTATAAAATACTATAGGTATTAAACTTCCCAAGATAAATATTACTAACATAAGTAATAAGCTAATTAAATCTACTGTTTCCATAATCACTAATTTTTAACGACAAACATCTATATCACCTGACCTTTTAGAAAAAGCTACTACATAATAACCGTTACCTATACTTACTGTGTAAACTTTAATATCTTTGTCCTCATATAATACAGAATTATTATGATAGTAGCTACTATCTGCTTTACTATTACTACACCCTAAAATAGCTGCAGACACTAAAATTACTACAGTAATTACTAATACAATAGATTTCTTCATTTTAACCATTAGTTTTAAAATTATTAATATCTTCTTTCTGTTTATCAATCTCAATTTGAATTAACTCTTGAACCTTTTGAACTTCCTCAAAACGTTCCTCTAAGATTAATTTACTCTCTATCAACTTTAATTGATTTATATACAAACACCTGAGATAGGATATTTGATACATATCTTTGTAATATAGGTTTTTTATACTATTCCTCAAATCATTTATCTGATAAGAAATCATACCCATACATAGAAAAGTAAATGTTATTATCAATATTGCTGTAATCATTTTATTTATTAATTTATAAATTCATAGCTAAAGCTTTAAGATCCTTGAATCTAAGATATTTTTATATGCCTCTAAGCCTAATTAGATAAATATCTTTATTACAAGTAAAAAGATATTATCATTTAGTAGATACCTTATACCTATGTGTAAATATATCTTAGAGTTTAGATAAATTAATAACTTTAAGTTTCTCCTCTCTATAGTATCTAGCTCTTCTTTTTGAATGTCTACTTAAATATTTACCAGGATATTGAATATCATCTAGATACACTCTACTCTTTCCTTCATAAGTTCTTACTAATCTTCCGAGGAATTGAATAGATTTCTCTTGAGAGTTCATACCTGCTGCATTAATCATATATCTTAATTTGGGGAAATTCTTACCTCGAGCAATGATGGTAGTAGAGATTAAAATATCTATCTTACCCTCTCTAAAATTTTCCATAATACCTTTTCTAACTTTATCTGGAGTATTTACATGAACATAAGCAACTCTATAAGTAGGATCTAGTGCATTAGATATATATTTATATAAGTTTTCACAGTGTTTAATATACTTGCATACTATGAGAGCAGGTAATCTGCCATAAGATATGTTATATTTTAGCCTATCTGTAATTACCTTATAAGAATCTTCATTCTCAATAATATTATAATCATACTCATCCTGATATACTCTCATCTCTTTATAATTATCAGGATATAATTCTATACAAGGTACTAATTTAACAATGGTATTAGTAGAATGACCTACTTTAATAGAATCCTTAATTGTAAATTTAAACATCTCTTTGCCAAAGAAAGCTTCAAGATTCATATTCTTAAGTTTATCCTTAGCAAGCTTACTCATATATATGGTACCAGATAGTCCTATCCTTACCCTTGTATTATATAAATGAGTAAGTACAGTTTGATACATCTTACTACCTGCTAAATCCGCTTCATCAACTAATACCATATCTATTTGAGCTAACTCATTCTGATATTTTTTAATATTTCTAGATATAGATTGTACCATACCTATACTAAAGTTAGACCAATTCTCTACTTTACTTCCTTGGATAAATGTTATCTTCTCATTAGGTAAGTAATCTTGAAACTCTTTCTGAGATTGTCTTAACCAATCAGCATCTTGAGTAATTAGTAAAGTCTTCAACTTCTTCTCATAACTGTAATATAAGGATGACATTAATAAACTCTTACCAAAATTAACTGCAGCATTTACTACTCCAATATGAAAAGGTATATTATCTATTTTATACCTTAGAATATTTTCTAGAGCTTGTAATTGCTCTTTACGTAGTTTATAATTACCTACTTGCTTAACTATCTTAGATTTAGGTATAGGTTTTCTAGTATCTATTATCTTAATCTTTAATCCCCAATCTATTAGAGTTTGATAAACTCTCGGTAACATACCTATCTTAAATACTCCATATTTATTTAAGAAATGTACTTTACCATCCCAACCTCTAACTTTTCTCATAAGATAGAAAGATTGAGGATGTTTGATACTTAACTCCTCATATAATTTTAAAGCATACTTCTGAGGAATATCCAATTCACACTCATTGCAATTTTTAATAATAATCCTACTCATCATCATTTATTTTATCCCATAAACTACCTTTAATATCATCTATATAATCTTCTCTAACAGTATTTGAATGTTTATACATGAATTTAGTATAATATCCATACGCTTTATCATTTACTAAATTCTGAGGTTCTGGCATTCCATTACACCAAGCTAAACCTTCAAATTGAGCATCTATCCAATCCCTATAATCAATATCTTCAGAATTACATTTATTAGCTACATCTTTGAAATAAGAGTATAAGCTTGGTTGATTACTATAATCAACTCTAATTCCAGTCCTATCAGCAATAGTTTTACAGTAATAATCGTGTATTACTTTAGTAAACTTAGGATCTTCATCTTCTAATAGCTCTAATTTAGATTGATAAGTTTTACTTATCTCTTCACCTAAATTTAATAAACCATTCAGATAAGATTTGTGATTCCTATTCTTAAGGATATTTAATCCAGTTTTTATATACTCTATATAACCTTCTCTGGTATTTAAATTAAAATCTTCACAGAAGGTATTACATATATCAGCTAACTTTTTACAACTTGCCCATAACCTTGGTTGAGACTCTTCTATCTTCCTAACGCCTTTGAATTTCATACTAATCTGTACTGAATAGAAGATATTAGCTGCCAGGTTAGCATCCCCTAAAGTCGCTAGAGCAATATTATTTGCTTTCTTAATATTCTTATGACTTTTTACTAACATTATTCTAGTATTTATTGCACTTTGCTTAGCATTAACAAAAAAATCCTCCACAGGGAAGGATTTTACACCAAGTTCTTTTAATAATTCCTTGAACTTAGTTTTTGTTATATGTATACTGGGATCTCTCATTATTTATATCCTCGTATTTTATTTATTACTTCCCTATCAGCTCTACTCACTATAGTGGTAATTAAAGCTGCTAATATAAGGGTATAAAGTAAGATTAATACTACTTGTAAGATACCATCTGGTATGTAAGTTAGTATTAATATTACTATACCTACTAAAATAAGTATAACTATACCTATTATTAAACCACATAATAGGTTGATTAAAAATTCTTTCACAAATGATTTCATATTATTTTAATTATTGTTATATACTAATATAAGATTTACCTCAATCCAAAGAGTTCTTTATTTTAATAAGTTCTTGATAATCTTGGTATCTAGTATTATATACTAACCTAAGTACTTCTGTTTTACCAAGATCATTGCAATCTTTACCATCTGGTAGAAACACTACTTTTACTTTCTTAAAATCTACTAATTTTAAAGCTAAGTTTATGGCATAATGCTTAGCATCAGGATCAAGTAATATAATAATATGTTCTACTGGTGATTTGATTATCTCATTTATTTGATAAGCTGATACAGCTTTACCCATAGTAGCTATACCTCTTTCTCCCATAGTCAAAGCATTGATTGCACCTTCACATAAGTAGATTGACCTATACATTTGCATAGCGTCAAAATTGAAGATAAGAAACTCCTTCCCAAGCCCAGTGATGTCTTTATTTGGATTGTTGTATCTTGGACCTGTTCCCATAACATTACGGGCATTGTAATAACGAAGCTCTCCATTGTAGTAAAATGGTATAATGAGATACCCAAATAGAGGTCCTTGATTACAGTACCCAATGCCAAGTCTAGACAATCTATCAATTTGAAAACCTCTCTTTCGGATATACCTTTGCATTCCCAGAGCCAATTGACTGGTACCAAAATTGATATTACGGAATCCTTCTGGTAGATATACGGGCTGTTTACTCTGCAACTCGACTTTCTCCTCTTTAAACTCCAGTTCATCAAAGTTTCCATTGTTCAAATATTTAATAAGTTCACCATAAGTTTCTAGATTCTCTATATCCATTACCATTTGAGCAGGATTAGGGTGAGAATTACATCTAAAACAATTACATCTATATAGGGATAGATTAATTCCCATCTTGTTCTCTCTGTTACAGTAAGGACATACAGGTACCCTAAGCCATCCATGTTTATACTCAAAAGCTCCTAATCTTTTTATAAAGTAAGAATATAAATGAGATTTGAATTTAGATGTTATCTTCATATTCTCTGGTATACTTTACCATCATCTTCTCTTATAAATATACCCAATCTTTTTATCTTAGGGTCATTTACTAAAGTACTAACTGCAACACAATGTTCTCTACCTTGATATTTAAAGGTTTTGATTACAGTCCAGGTTTTTCTACAACCTGTTAGCTTAAAATTTTCTCCTCTTTTAAATTCCATAATTATATTAATTAAATATCTCCATGTTCTAATTCCTTTGCTTTCTTAGGATTAGCATCAGGATTCTTATTAGATTTATTTAAAGATTTATCTAACTTATCTCCAAATAACTCATCATATTTTTTTCTTTGTTCTATAGTAAACTCTTTAGCTTTTTGCTTTTCCACTTCTATATGGAATAAAGCTCTACCACTTGGTTTACCATCTCTCTGAACTACTAATTCTAATCTCTGTATATTATCTTTTTCCTCTTGTTCTGTTGCATTTAATCCATATATTACTTGAGCATGTCTTACTATATCCAAGCATTTAGCAATATCATTTTCCTCATATCTAGTAGTCCTATGCTTTGCTCCTTCTCTAGTAATATGGTTAGCTGTCCAAATCATATCTAGATTTTCTGATTCGGCTAAATTTTGCATATCCATATATACATTAGAGATTCTTTCAAAATCTTCTCTATGATTATCATTTGAAGCTAACTTAGCAGCATAATCTATTATGAGTATATTAATATTTATCCCTTGCTCTCTAAGCTTATGAATTAAAGTAGAGATTTGATTGCAATTAGTTATCATAGCAGGAACTCTTTCTATTACCATCTCTACACCAAGTCTTTGTAATTTACGAGTATGCCTTGATTCTACATTATCATATTCTCCAGTATATAATTCAGCTTTAGTTTTACTGATTGAAGATTGTATTACACGATCCATGATTTGTTCTTTTCCATTTTCTGTATCTATAAATAATACATTCTTTTTCATTCTAAGATAACCCAAAGATAAGTTCACTAAGAAGAAGGTTTTTCTTGCCTTAGGTTTATCTAATAATACTCCTACAGAGTGAGCTGGAAAACCTCCTGCATTAGTAAGCCTGTTTACTTGTCTATATGGACAAGGTATGATAGCAGGATTATCTTGTCTCTTAAATTGTCTTTCTACTACATCTCTGACTAAGAATAGAGGTTCATCATCTTTCTTAGGTTTAGATTTCTGAAGTACTTTATCTACTTTCTTATAATACTCTTCATATTGACTAAAATCATTTAAATCGAAAGTATCATTTAGATTTTTCATCTCTACAAAAGTAGTAAATTGATAAATTTTCTCCTGGATATAATCCCTATCCCTTAGAGGTATAGTATATAGATTATCAATAAGGGATATGATATTAGGTATATCTTCCTTAGTTACCAAATCTACATATCCCTTACTTTCTAGTAATTCTTTAATTACTTGCTTTAATATATTCGCTGAAGGTATTTTAGAATTCTTTTTAGTATACTTTACTAATCCTTCTGCAATTATAGAATGCTCAATAAGGGTTAGATAACCTGGTTTAATTCTCTTTAACATTAATCTTCCATCTTTATCTTGAATAATAAATCTCAAGATTTCTTTCTGAAAATCAATATCAAATGAAAATTTGATTTTAGATCTCTTCATATATGTTCGTTAGTTTTAATTATTAATAGAAATAGCTATTTTAGATATCTTCATTCTAGAATATCTTCATCAATCCTCAGCTCTAAGGTTAATTTTCTAAGCATATATTTGCATATATAAAATATTATTCTTAATTTTGCATTGTAATAAAATAATTAAAGTATAAATATTATGCAAACAACAAATAGTGATGGTTCTGAATTACATCGATTAAAAGTAATGCCAGAGGACTATGATAAAAAACTTTTCAATAAGTTATATAAGTTAGTCCAACCAGTAATAAGGAATTTAGTTAGAGGTATAGATGTTAATAGATTGAATACCTCACCAGATATACTAACATCTCAGTTTAATGATAAGATGTTATTTGTATTTAATAAATATTATGGTACTGTAGAAGAAGAACATTTAAAAGCTAATATTCTAAGAGCTTTATCTACTTACAAAAATCACTTATTGAAATATGCTTATTCAGAAAAAGCTACTTTCAATCAAAATTTAAAATCCTTCGAAGATTTATTTGATGATAGTAAGGAAGATTTTTCAGATGAATTAGAAGAACAAGAGAAAGCTAAAATAGAGATGTGGAATCTATTGAAAAATTATATGTTAGATAATCTTTCACCAGATGCTCAGTTAGTATGGGAAGTTACTCTTAATCCTACTCCCTATATAGAAATGAATGCTAAGTATGGTAGGATTACTAATACACTATTAGTAGATTTCTTTGATTTACCTAAGACTAGAGATTCTGTTAGATATATAGGAGAATTAAAAGAAGAAATACAATCAGTAATTGAAAAAGCTAAAAAAGATCTACATTATTAAACACGAAAAGGAGAACCTTTGAAATTAAGGTTCTCCTAATCAAACTTAAACACTATAAAACAACGGACTACTCCGTAGCTTTTTTCCTAATATACCTCAAGGTTATACAGGGAGGAAGTTTATCTATAATCATAGTATTTTTAGTTGTTACAGATGTAAAGTCTACAGGATTGATTAAATTTGGAGAAGTTACTACTGTACCTTCCTGTATACCATTTACTAAGTGATAATCTTTACCATCGTCATGACTCCAGTTACCGCTTATACTTCTATCCCTATCCTGATAGTTACATACAACTAACTTAGTTCTATCAGAACTATTATCCTGTTTACCCTTATGTAAGCCTATACCATGACAGTGATAAGGTAGATCTTTACCTTCTATCTTAATAGTATATATACCATTTCCAGGTATAGGATTGAAAATAGAACCTACCGTAGTTAATTCTCTCCTATTAGAATCATCTGAAGTATCTAAGTTTATACCTCCTTCAGTATAACCTATTACTACTCTACCACTTGCTTTAGTATATTCTTCCCAACCTTCTGGTATAACTTCTCCATCGAATAATATTATACTACCTGGAACCAATCCCAACTTATTCATATCTTCTCTAAGGATTTTGATCTTCTCATCCATTAGATATTCAAGATATTCAACTATAGACGTAAAAGCACTACCATCTTTTTTTGTAGAGCTATCTATTTTAATATACCCTATAAAATTCTCTAATCTTAAAATAGATTCAGTTATATAACTATGAATCCTCTGATTATAATTGATAGTAGCTGGGTACTTACCTAAGTATGGTATTATAGCAAAGTCTTCTCTCTTATTATTATTCATAAGATCAAAACCTTCTCCATATACTCCCAGGAATACCATATTCTTTTGATTAGTTCGATATACCTCACAAACACTTTCAACAGTTTCTATTAAGGATTTGTAGGTAACTTCTCCACTACTATAAGGATCTTTAGATGAATCTATGGAAGCCTTTCTTTTATCTCTAGCAGTTGGATAATATATATCCTGTGATTTCTTATATAAATCATAGAATCTTTCACTAGAATCATTCCAAAAAGCCCTGAGTATAGGTTGATTTTGTACTGCTTCTTCTACATAGTTATGTTCAGCAAATAAAAGTACTTCTCTAGTTTCCTTATTATTTACACCTTCTATAGGCGTATGTAATACTTGACTACCTGACCTATATAGAATACCATCTTTATTTACAAAACAGAAATTAACATTATAGTCAGTAGGATCTGAATCAGTCTTACATGATAGTTTGTGACTATAGATATTATCTCTTATTTGATATCTTAAAGGATCAAATGAAGTTATATTTGCTGAACCAGTATCACCATATCCAAAAGGATATATATCCAAATTATTACCATTAATATTTGCTGAACCAAATCCACATATAGGACCCGGTCCCGGAATTAACCCAATAGCTTCAGATACCTCTTTAGAAGATATTTTACTACCATAATTAAAATAAACTTTACTATTCATTGTTTTTATTGTTTTTAGTTTGTTCTGTAACTTGATTAGCCATATCATTTAGTATATTCTGTAAACTCTTAAACCTGAGAGTTATTATCATAAATAATATCTTCCAAATACTTATGTGAGTTTTAATACCATGAATTACACATATATGGCCATATATAGAATCAATTTCGAATCCATAGCATAATATCATAACTATCGCAGATATTACCATTGGATCCCAACCAAAAGGAGTTCCAAAAGCTTTACCCAGTAGAGCTCCCATAGAAATATACAGTATATAATCTATGAATTTATTAAAAGTTCTTCTACAAGCTCTGGATCTTCTTATAGGTTTATGTAAGTATTTACTTTCATTTATACCGAACCAGAAATCAGCTATAATTAGAACCATAGCTAATCCTATCATCCACCTTAGATTGTGGAACATCTCAATGAATTCTACAGTCATAGGCATAATCATTACTTTTCTTAGGCTATCTTGTAAGCCTACTCCTGAGATTTCTCTAATGTCCATGATATATTATCAGTTGCTTTTATATTTAATTCTTTAGTTACATCTCCTATAATCATACCATCTTTATTGCCTACCCAATTAAGTACTATAGGTTCTGCTTCTAGAGTAATTAATCTGATATTAGCTGAAAAGGTATAGGTATTATAATTACAGGTAAAAGATGTATCTCTTTGTACTTCTATGTTTCCATATACATTCTTCAACTGATCTTCAGGATTTTGTGAATAAGGTACTTGTTTAAATTCTACATTACCATTATCTATAATATTACCCAACTTATCTAATAACTGTAATCTAAACTTAGGATAAGCTCCTCCCTTTTTATACCTATAGATTACTCTATTAGAGGGTTTATCATCTAACCAATTATTAGTCCAAGTATTTATAGGAACTATTTGGAATTTATCAGGTATTAAAGTTCCAACTCTACCATCTTTAACTTTAAAAGTAACCTTATTTACTGTACCTAATCTAAGAGATCTTACTGATGATCTTATAGTAAATATACCAGGTACCTTAGATTTAATTCTCAATCCTTTCCTCTCTTCTGGTACTTCTATAGCTTCTAAGGTATATTTATCATTAGTAAATATTTGCTCTTCTCCAGATAGTTCACTATGACCATAACCGATTATATGGTCAATATTATCTGGACCTGATATTACCCAAGATAATAGATTACTCTTTATACATTCCTCGGTATAATCATTTAGTGGTTGATATTTTATGGTAGCTCCTGCTTCACTAGAAATCCCCTGTATGGTATCTTTAATAGTATCTTTAAAATCATCATTATAATCGATATATAGGTTAAAATCTATATTCTTATCAGTTATTTCTAAGGTAGCTGGTTGATTTCTAAGAGTATCTCCCATAGTAGGTACAAAAGTATAAGTTGTCATACTCAAAGGATTCCAAGTATCTCCATTTTTCAGATATATAGAAGTACCTAACACCTGAACAGTAATATCTTTGGGTAATTTACCTGGACCTATTGGTAATATATTAACCTTAACTAAACAATCAGTTAATAACCAAGGCATGGTACTTATTTTAACATGGTCTACCTTTTCATTTAACTTATCAATCTCTTCATATTTAGGTTTATCTTTATAGGGTCTTAGAGGATCTTTTATATGACTATACTTATAACCTAATAATACTTTATAAGCTGGTACATAATCCTTAATAGTAACCTCTACTCTGTAATTAGGATTCTCTAATACATAAAATCCAAAAGTACCGGCTTTATTTATCTTCCACTTAGTTAAGTAGTTATTTCCTTCAAAAGATTTTTCACTAACGTTCAGCCATTCTGAGAATACTCTACAAGGTTGTTTAGTACCATCTTCATTTAACTTATAAGCTTCTATAGTAACCTCTATAGGTTTTATACCATCCAATTCTTTAGTATGAGGTTGAACATAGATTACATAATTACTTACTCCAGTGTATTTAGTATTTTTAACCTCAAATTCAAAAGAATCCGAAGAAGATTCCAAGTAAAACCTATATTTATTAGTTACTTCCTTTATATTAAAGGAATCTTTTACTCTATAAACAGAGGGTATAGTAAAGATCTGCTCTCCATAGTACCTAGAGTGTTCTGATTGACCTTTATAATAATTGGGATCTTCACTAGCTTTCTTACCTTTAGTATATACCATATCACTATACCAAGGTATATTTTTTACTAAATTACCTTCTTTATCTACTAACCTTACTTTAAGTAGAATATCTTCTCCAGGTTGTAAATCTACCTCTGCACCAGTAGCTTGAGGTAACCACTTATCTCCAGTTTTCAAGAAAACATTAAAATTATAATCCTTTTCCTCATGATTCTTACCATTCAATATTAGGTTAGATACTGTATGGAAAGGTAGATAAGTATCTATCAAATTCTTTATTATATTCCAAACTTCTTTCATATTAGTAGATATTAAAGGGTTTATACTTACATAAAAATCAACTTGGCCATGTAGAGATATTTCTCTATATTCATCAAAATTTTCGGTTGAATCAAAATTACTCATGTCGAAATAAGGCCATAAATCAGTACTATCTGTATTATCTCTAGATATAGAACCATCTCTAAAATCTGATAGATAATCAGGAGAAGTTTCCTCTATATTCTTCAATTCTAATAGATTATCCTTATTAGAATATAATCTGAAGATTATTTCATAAAACTTCCTACTACCTCTTATCTTATAAAGAGATATTACATATCTTATTAAATCTATCTTCTGTTCTTTACTTAAATTAAAAATAGATTTACTATCAGGTTTAGCAAAGGGAAATTTACCAAATGATTCCCATATATAGTTTAAGTAAACATCATCTATATCTTTGTCTACCTTTAAACAATGTTCTAGAGTATTATCTATACTTTTCTTAATATTATCTTGGAAATAAGTACCACATATTTCTAGAAATTTCTCTAATATACCTTTTCCATTAGAATCCTTATAAGTATCAGAATCCTTATAATAAAAAGGTAAGTACTCTATCAAATTTTTTATATCTATCATATCTATAGAGTTTCTTTAATATTTGTGTTTAACAACGAAGGATCATTAAATACTATCTGATTAAATCCTGTATCTTCATAATCTACATTAGGTTCACTTATAGTAAACTCATACCTAGAACCTAAGTTATAAGTACCCTTTATACTTATAGAAAACTTAAATCCATTTTTAGTATCTTCTATTAAAATGTTGTTAGATATCTGTTGATTTTCTATAACAAAATTACCTGAAGTAGAACGTAAGTTAAAAGTATTATCTACTCCCATGGTTATTAGATAAGTCATAGAACCATTAGCTTTCTCTATATCATTTAATTCTAAATCTAATTGAATATCTCCCTTAATTATCTTAGGCCAAGGTGAGATAAAGAACTTATTTATATACAGATAATCTACTGAAGGTAAATTATCTAATAAAGCATATATATCACTAACTCTAATATTACCTCCTATCTTAGAGGTATTACCAGAATAAGAATCATATAAAGCCATTAATACTTCATTATATATCTGAGAACTTTTGTAAGAAGGTTTACCAGTAATATTTAAACTGAGATGTATTTTAGATACTCCAGCCGATTTTACTGTAACTCTATTGGCTAACATATTCTTATCTTGAATGATATTAGATACTTTTGAAATCATTTCTGATGATACTGTAGTATCTCCCGTAGAAGGTGAGATATATAGATTTAATTTCCTATTGAATATCTCCTCTAGCTTAGCATCCTTTATACCTGGTATAGATTTAACGCAATCTATTAAATCATTACGAGTTACTATTATACCCATAGTTCTAGCTTGAATAGCTACGTGAGAACGTAATAACTCCATATCCTCATAATTCTTACCATCTCCAGCTGAATTAGGATTATTACAGGTAGCAGTAAGTAATATGGATGTTAATGAAGAAGGTACTTTTATAATTGAATTGCTACTTATATTACCTTTTTCTCCTTTAGTTACATAATATTTAACCGTTATCTTTTGACCTACCTCAGGTATCTTACCAAATTTACCATCTCCAAATATTATTATAGGATTACTAGATTCATCTATAGTAACCATAAAATGTTTATCAGTGGGTTTACTGTAAGCAAAAGTATCTACTTGAGTCCAAGTATCATTGTTTAAAGTTAACTGTACTCCATTATGTTCTATAAAGCTATCTCCCAAATTATTCTCTAATATCAAATTTCCTCCTGGATATATTTGATTATTTAAGGGAGTATCTTCTATAAATTCATGTTGTATCAAAGATAGTATACAATTAGAACTATTATTATCCCATTTAACATCCTGAGTATTTTCCCAATGATTACCAAATATATCTATGAAAACTAAACCCTTGGGAATATTTACCTTAGCTCCTGTATTAGCTCCCTGTAATTCTCTACTAAGGATTACATCTACTGTAGCAGGATTAGCTAGATGAGCATGATAATCTACTAATAAACCTTGATTAACTACGCTACTGTATTTCCTGGCTGTAGTTAAAAAAGCTTCTCTAGCCATATTGTCTATATAGTAGTGTAGTACTTCTGCAATAGCTGCAAACAAAGAAATTATGATTACAAATATATTACCTTCTGATAAATCAGTTATCAGAGGTTTACCATCTCTATCCTTAAAATCTTTTAAAGCCGATATCATATCAGTCCTAATAGACTGAAAAGATCTACTTAAAGTATTTGTCCATTTATTGCTTAGCATATTATATTTGATTTAAGTTATAATTTATTAATACTGAACCTTCCTTACCAGTAGATAAAATCTCATACTCTACAAGTATATCTAGTATTTGATTTATCCTGGAAGTAGTTATATTCTTAAGAGCAATTCTACCCTCATAGGGTGATATAGCAATATCTATGAATTGCTGTATCATAAAATTTAACTTTTGAGTATTGGGTTCCTCTAAACATTCATTTAATCGGTTACCAAAATATTCTTGTCTAAATCTAAAACCCAATTCATAACTAAGGATAGATTGAATATTATTCTCTATTAATCTGGTATCATTGTATACAGGGTACCAACCTGTTTGTCCTTCAGAGTTTTTCCCTAACTTTATAGGGAATAAAGCTCCATTACCTATATTATCCATGTTTATTAGTGTAAAGTTGATTCATCAGAATATTCTTCTTTATTAAAAGTAGAAATTGGTTTCGTTACCACATTAGCCGTAGTAGAAGAAATAGCAGGGTGAGTATGAGTATTATATAAAGTTTTCAATTCCTCTATCTCATTTACTAATTTATTTAACCTATTGGTTAATGAATTTATACTAATTAAAGGCTCATCACCGTTATTTAATATAACCTGCTGGCTAGAATTTAATCTAATTTTATTAGCACTAATTACTATACCATCTTCACTAGAAGCTACTATAGATAATCTATTCGCTGCCTCTATATGAATTTCTCCTGTTCTATCATTAATAAGTATTTTAGTACCCTTTGGAGTTACTATACCACATATATCAGGATCTTCAAATTCTTCGGGAGATTGATTCATAGACCATCCATGATAAATCCATAAGGGGTTTCCTGGATTACCCTTTTCAAAAAGTACATATACTATATCACTTTTCTTAGGTAAAGGGAATAATCTAAAACCACAATTTTCTGAACCATGACTTCCAAAAGGTATAGCCCAAGTAATTACATCTACATCTGGGACATAAACCTGCAGACGATCCATATTAAAGGGATCATCTATATCCATTACTACTGCTCTATAAATGGAATAATACCTACCTATAGATTCTACTCCATTATCTACTAATTGAGATAATAAACCCTCTGCCATATTATTTTTTCTTCTTATTTACATTATTCCTCTTAATAGCTGATTGGAAGTTCTTAGAAGTATACTTACCTTTTGGAACTTTTATATTGGGATCTATACCAATATTACCAGTACTATGTACCTTAACAATTCTACCATTCTTACCTTGAACTACTTGAGTAGTATAGCCTGGAACTTTAATTCCATATCCCTTAGCTTCACTAGCTCTTCTTCTGGCAATATTATTAGCCATGTTACCTACTAACTTAGAAATCTCAGTATCTGACATGCCTGCTTTCCTACCATTTTGTATTACTGCATCTACAGCAGCATTCTCTGAAGCAGTCCAAGGTATATCTAAATAACCCTGCCAAGTTGAATTATTACCTTTTGGAGATTTAGTTTTAAGATTTTGACCTGAAGAATTCTTAGTCTTCTTCCTCAATTCTGTATGATTTTTAGCCGATACAGGGTTAGATGAAGCCTTAGTATTATCCACAGTACCTTTCTGAGTATTTACTAATGAAGCATTTCCTGAAGCTCCTGGTTTAGGTAAGTGTTTCTGTAATTCTATATCACATATATAACCTTGTCCCGGTTCTATTAGATGAGTAACTTTCTTTACATACCATTGACCTGAGTATTTCTTACCAACGTTATATAAACCTAAACTGTTAGAGACCTCTATATCAGGATTACCTATTACTCTTACAGTAGCTAATAATTGTTTTTCTTTCTTACCTTTACCGGCATTATGTAAAGCTTTCTTAACATCTCCCAATAGATTACTAAAATTTGGAGCTTTCTTACCATCTAGGTTTCTACCTAAAGCATCTTGAACTACTTGGGCTCCATTAGTAAAAGTTCTATATCCGCCATATCCCGTATACATAATATCAACTGTACCTCCAGTCATTATAACTTGCTTGAAAGTAGGATTAGGAGAACCGTGTATAGGTACTAATTTTTTAAATGTGTAAAGCTTTTCACTACCAGGTATAAGATTAGCACCACTTAATTTTCTTTTAACTTGATTTTTAACTACCCAAGTTTTTAAAGCTTTATCTGAAGCTTTTTTTACAGATTGAGGACCAGTGTTTTCAAAAGGTGATAGAGATATAGTAAATCTTTTAGTACTGTAATCATTAAAATCTACACTCTTAGCAGGTACATTATAATTAGAAGCACTCTCCATGAAATCATTCTTATAGTATTGGGCATAGGGACTGTTTTCTCCATAATCTTTGATAGCATTTATGGCTAATATCCATTTCTCTTTTAACATAGGATTTTTTTGGAATAGATAATTCAATTGAGCATTTCTATCCGTCTTACCATAAGCTTCTTTTATAGCTTTATTAATTTGAGCTTGTTTTTGACCAGGAGTTTTACTATTATATTCTCTAGTTAATCTCTGTCCTTCCCATATAGAATTAACATATCTAGATTCTAATTTACCTTCTTGTTTTCTCCATAATTTCCAACCTTCTCCGTAGCCATTTCTTCTCATAACATCCTCTACTGTATCAGTTCTATTGATACGAGATCTCTTATTATATTCTTCTAAAGTTTCACTACCTAAATCTGAAGGCATTTCTGAACCGTCTGGTAAAAAGAATTCATCTAATTTACCAGTTATCTTACCTAAACCTTTACCTAAAGCATCTATAGCAGATTTAACTCCTGCAAAAGGTTTATAAACCTCTTGTATAGTAAAGGTTGCTGAAAGTAATTCTCCATTTTCTCGGTTATAAGTATAATCATGTACATTGCTTATGGAATTCTTCCTATTATGTATATACACAACTCCGTCCCTGGAATCTATATACCAGGGACCATTTCTAAAAGTAGAGAATTTTTTCTTAAGTTGTACTAATACATTATTCCCTGCCATACCTACAGTATTACCAAGTAAGTTATTTAATTCTTCATCAGTAACAGGAGTAGGATCTAAACCAGAAAAATTATTAGCATATAATACTATCCTCTTAGGGATAATCTCCTCTTCTATAGTAATAGGTTGTATATGTTCATAAATCTGATTACTTATTAATCTTGGCTCTGCTTTCATACTATTCAAACATTTCTATAATTACACCTACGTCTTGACCAAATCCATTATCCATATAATCTAGCATAGTTACATCATCTCCTGAAGGTTTGAAAGGGATTGAATGCCTCAAATCAGTAACAGAATCTTTAACCATAATAGATATATGAGTTCCACTTTCATCAAAAGATAGAGATACTTGTTTTACTACTAATTTCTTAGGTTTAGAAGACTTAGTAAGACCGTTAGAAAATATATATCCATACTGAATAATGATAACTCCATTCTCATTTAATTCACTCATATTCACTAAATCAGGATTAGAGTTATCAATTTTAATAGTACCATAGTCTTCTGCTTCTTCACTTAATTTTAATTCAAATGAAGTTACATAAGCTCCCAGAGGTACTCCAGTATCAGGATTCTTTAATGGTTGACCATCCTCATTGAAGAAAGCTATATAAGGAGTACCAGTACCCTGCATCAAAGTATAAGGACTAGACTTACCTTGGCTAGGTTTAAAGTTTACCTCCTTATTTTCTTTCTTTACTTTAACCTTTGCCATTTTAATTTGGTATTAAGATAATATCTCCCTTATTTATATCTAAAGGATCTACTATTTCATTGAAATCTGCTATATCAGCCCATCTTCCTGAATCATGATAATATTTGAAAGCTATACTATGTAAAGTTTCACCTTCAAGTACTGTATGTTGTATACCACTATCAGTTAATGAATCATTTAATTCTCTTTCTAAGGAATAATCTCCTTCGTCATAACTTAACCTATAGACTTTATCTATATTGTAAGGACCTGTTGCCATAATAATTTATTTTTAGAAACCTTTTATACCTTGAACTCCTCTTAGAGAATCATCAGAAATTATATCAGAATAAGTAATACTTCTTGCACTAACTCTCTTAAATATCAATTCCTGTGTAGCCAGACAAGGTTTTAATCCCCTTTTAGTATAACCTGGTTTAGGTATTAATTGATTAGAATGAGGATCTAATATCCTTGCATCTGTTTGCCAACCTGATAATTTGTAAGAAGCTGATTGAAGAATAAAGTAGTATTTAGGACCTTTCATGTTTTCTCCAGTTTCAGCATTAAAATTACCAAATATACCTCCAGTACCCCAATCTATCTGTAATAAAGGAGGAGCTTTTTCATAACCATCTGCTTTGCTCCATCTTTCTAATAATCTACACTTAGCTAATACATCTTGAGGATTTTTAGGATCATTAGCATACCAAGATATATTAAACTGTATGGTAGTTTCTGAACCAGTATAATGATACATGGGTAAGTTTCTACCACTGGAATTTATAACAGCCCAGGTACCTTCTGAACTAATTTCTAAATCCTTAGGTATAGTTTGTAACTCTATACTCTGTATAGGGTAAGTGAAAAAATTATATATACTGATTGTAGGTTTAGATTTATTTAATTGTTGCCTACGACTTTCTCCAGTTAAATTAGCTGGAATTATATCTTCTTTATTAGGGTGGAAACTTATCTGTAGTCTAGATTTAAAGTTTTTATTTAATAGAGTTGATTTACTACTTACTACTGGTTTATACTGTTGTTTTTCTGAACCTTTTTTTAAACTTGGAGTTGCATTAGTATTTGGAAATACTTCATCAGGATTATCCTTTTCTCCAGGTTTAGTAACTCTATCTAATAATATTTTAGCCCTCCATAACTTATTAGCTTCGGAAGTTAAGATAGTAGTTACAGTATCACTACTCGTATAATCTCTTACATCTGAAAAGATTTTACTAACTTTCTTAGGAATAATATTTGCCATAATAATTCATATTACATTCCATAATCATTCATTTCAAACTGAGGACCTCCCAAATCTACGCTAGCCTTATCTCCATCAGAGAATGTTCCTACGTTACTTCCATTTAAATCTATACTTATAGAAGCAGCTTTACCATTGGCAATAGCTCTAACTAATTCGGCATCTCTCTGAGCTTGACGTTGTTCAGCTGATTTAATCTGTTGCTCTTTACTATTACTATCACCTTTTAAGAAATCCAAAATACTTGGGATAAAAGATATACCTAAGGATAATCCAAATCCCCATGGACCCATTAAAAATCCTAAACCCTTAGAAGCTATATTAGCTATACCACTTCCAACTTTAGCTAATGGAGCAGCAACATAACTAGATAGAGATTTAGGTAAGAAATTCCTCAAAGATCTAAACAGGGGAGATTTACCATTAGTATTTTGAGCAGTAGTAGGAGGTCTATTAGAACCCATTGCAGCACCCATCATTAAAGCTTCTTCAGGAGAAACAAAAGTACCACCAGGTTTACCATTAGCTGAAGTAAACCCTTTAGCTACTCTATATCTTAATCTACCGTTCTTATCCAATTCAGTTGTATAACCATCCCTAAGAGGCATTAAATTTCCTCTTTTTCCCACCATACCTATACCAGTAGATAATCCTTGAACTACGGCCATTCTGTTTAAAAGTAACATACAATTTCTCAAATGAATCTCCATCTGAGAAGCAGCAATATTACTTGCACCCATGTTAGTTTTAAACAGGTTACTAGCTGTATTGGTACTTCTCATAGTTGAAGTTATATTCTTCATTCCTATTACAAAGAATCCAAATAGAGCTCTTATACCTTTGAACATGGTAAGTAGAGTTAAACCCTGTATAAGTATTTTACCTAAGCCACTTTTACTAAAGTTATTTATAGTAGTAAAAAAGTTTCCTGCTAAGTGCATTAAAGGTACAAATACTTTTGCTAATACAGCTCCACCAGTAACCTTTAAGTTTTCAAAAGCTGAAGACATCATTTGAATAGCACCCAAGGGAGTTTCCATTTTCTCTTCCATGGTTTTTTCAGACCAACCTTCGGAAGTATTTAATTTACCCATTATCTCGGCAAACTTATTTTGATGTTCATAATCCTGAACTAATGAGTACATAGCTCTTATACCTCTTTGGCCAAAAAGATTAAAGTATACCTGGTATTGATCTACAGAAGACATTCCTCGGGTTTTTTCAGATATTAATTGTACCAATTTAGCTATAGGTATTAGTTTACCTTGAGCATCTGTTAAAGTATCTTTATCTAAACCTAAAGCTTTTAATACCTTAGCTCCACCCTTAGAAGTTCCTGAGATAGCTTTATTGAACATATTTATAGCATTGGAAATAGCTGTACCTGCCATTGAACCCTGAATACCAGAGTTACCTAATACTCCTATAGCAGCTACGTGTTCTTTAATATTCATACCAGCCATTCTAGCAGTAGCTCCAGAATATTTGATAGCCTGAGCTAAGTCTTCCATACTAGTATTAGCAGAAGTTACACCTACTCCTAATATATCAGCTACAGATTTAGCCTTACTTGGGTCTAAGTTATACATAGACATGATATTAGTCATCAAGTCAGCAGTACCTCCTTTTTGACCCATGGGCATATTAAAGATAGCTGCTAATTGAGCAGCAGGTTCTACAGCTCCTTTTATCTGTTCAAAGCCCATACCAGCCATGGCCATAAACTTCTGACCAGAAGTAATATCCATAGCAGTAAGAGGGTTTCTCAAGTTAATAGCTTGAGCTTGTTCTAGGAGTTCTTTCTGATGATCTAAACCATCATTAATCATCTTAGTAGTTAAGAAAGAATTATCCTGAACCTTTGCAGAATATTCAAAAGCTGATTCAAGGCTTTTAAGAACATTCATACTCATAGCTACGGTATTAGCAAAACTTGTTTGAGCATTATATGCTGTCTGGGTTATACCATTCATCATATTATGCCAAGCTCTACCTATATTACCTGCAGGAGTTGTAAACTGATCTCTGAGTGACATTGAAATACCAATATCAACTACAGATGAGCTATTTCCAAACATATTTAATCAAGCTTTTTAGCGTTTTCTTTTTGAAAATCATAATATGCTTCAGCTATTAATCTGAAGCGTTCTCTTACTCTTAACGGAAGACGTAAAAAGCAGAAATAATCTCCAGGATTGATTTCTGCTCTTTGTATATAAACATATTGATCTACCAAGGGTATGAATCTGGGTATCTTTCTCTTTAATACTAATTCATCAGATAAACCCTCAGCTTCTTCATTTACGCTTCCGTTGGAAAGAAAAAATGAGGAGCTCCCAGTATAGGATATAAACTCTTCTCATTGGTACGGGGATTAACTATCTCTACAGTACCTTGCCATATAGGATCTATCTCATGAACAATAGATCTCATTTCAGACATATCCTTTATAGTAAATAAAGAGAACTGTTGTACTGTTTCCCAATTACCATTAACCTTTAATTTTAAACCTCTAGCAAGTAACTCAGCATTACGAGTTTGTTTATCTATAGGTAAGGATAAAGACCAAGCTTCTGCATTACCGTCCATGAGATTAAATTTGATTTCTTTGCCACTACTAAGGGTTACTTCATAATCCTTAAATTTTAAAGTATGCAGTAATTCTATATCCTTGTACGGTTTAATAGCGTCTGGTTTATCTTCTAGAGCTTCTTTTGTAATATTAGTATAATCATCAAATATTAATTCTCTAAGATCTTGACTATAGTAAGTAGGCTCAGATTCTAAAGGCCAACTATAAGTAAAATCCAATTCTTCTCCTATAGAGAATATCCTTGATTGAATAAGTATAGCATACCTATCTCTCAAAGGTAAATTCAAAGCATCTATGGGAGTTAACTTAGTTGATTCTGTAAAATCAGTTTTTATTACTATTCTAGAAATAAAATTAGTGATGTTCATTAGATTATGAGCATCTGAAGGATTTGAGAGGACTTCTTCATCTTCTCCATTTTCTTCCCTAATTGTGTACTTGTAACCTGAAGGTCCAATAAATTCTTTTGTTAAAAAATCCATGTTTTTAAAAGTTTAAATTTAAATGAAAATAGGGAGTATGACCTATAAGATCTTACTCCCTATCCAATATTAATTGATTAATACTTATCTATAGTTCCTACAGAAAATTCTATTTTTTCTATAGTATTTTCAGAAGCAGTTCTATCGAAATCTAAACCATCTATCTTCTTTGGCCAAACTTCAGTTAATGAATGAGTATTAAGTATAGTTTTACCATCCTCAGCTAATTCATTAACTACCATAGTTGACCAATAATCAGATGGTACTAAACCTCCTCCCAATATATGATCTTGGCAAGAATTAAGCCAATCCCATACCCAAGTATCAGAACCAGAAGTGATAAGAAGTTTTTCTACTATTAGAGTACCTACTTTTACTCTACCGGCAGTTTTTACATCCCTATTAATATCTCCATGCTCTACCTCATCTATAGAGATTTCAGGTAGAGTACATTTTTGACAGAGATAAGGATTTATAGGATGTTGTGCAAATTGTAAACTCCATAGGAATTTTTTGCGTGGGTTTTTTACTTTTGCTGACATATCTTATGATTTTAATTATTTACTTTTACAGTAGTAACTTTTGAAGATGAATCAATAGCAAGAGTTATATTCATCTCTTGTAAAGATAATACATCTTTAAAGGTAAAGATAGTTTTATATCTACCCTGTCTTACTTCGTTTTCGGTATTAATTACCAAATCCTTCCATGAAGTAGCATTTTGATCACCTTGCCATACAGGATCTGTTATATCAGAATTATCAACCCAATTAGATATAGGCTTCTGAACTTCAAGATATATCTTTGCCCAAGTAGACCAATGATTAGGCTCTTCTATAAATGAATCCAGAATAGGTCTTAGGGTCTTCTTGATATTAAGAATTAACCCTGTAACTCCTATAAATCTAAAAGAATCCTTCTTTATCTGGTCTGTGAAATTATGCCATAGAACGGTTTGTTTACCATAAGATGGAGTATCTTTCACTACAAATAGGTTTATAGAAGCAGCAGCTAAATTACTTAGATTACTAATTCTACCAGGTCCACCATAGTTAGGACATACTGTACCATTAGCATCTGGTACTACTCCTCTATTTAAACCTGAGAAAGATCTACTGTAACTATATACTGAACCACTAGTATCAGCTAAACCAAGTACAGTACCAAGAACATCTGAAGACTGTTGTATACCATTATCATTTGAATACATCAGACCTCCTCCAAAATAAGATATCCATTTAGAGTGACCTATAGCATCAGTAACTGATTTTTTATAGGCAATCATATCGGTATCTTTCATAGGTTCATTAGTACCTACTTTAAACTTAGGTATTTCGATATATAATTGGAATTCATCAGCTTCATCTACTATCTCTTTAGCAGCTTTATATACTTTAAAAAGTTCTACCTGAGATAGATGTTGATGAATATGTGATAATCCTACATGATAAGAATCGATGCAATCATAAACTAAATCTAAAGCATCTACCCATTCTTTAGATTCTGGAGCTTTAGTTTCACTTGTACCTATAGTATAGGTATTAGTTTCTGAACCTGTAATAGTAACCTTAGTTCTACTACCATCTATCTTTGCTAACCAATTCAACAAGGATTCTACAGATTCAAGTGATTTACTTGCAGTATTATCTCCTGAAATTATTAACTTTAAATAGGGATTATTGAAAATAAAATTACTGAGGGATATATAATCTATAGAAGTATTATTTAAAGCATCAGCATTGTGATAGTTGATTATAGAACCAGAATCCAATATAGTTCCATCAGCCCCAATTACTGAATATAATAAAGAATTATCTGATTCTTTAGTAGTTACTGTAAAAGTATCACCACTACCGATTGGATCACCATTACTACGAGTTATAGCTTTAATAGTTACAGCTTTACCGTCTGCAGCGATTTTAATTAAAAAATCTTTTGCAGTTTCAGCAGGGTTAGCTAATTTTACTTTTCCTGGTGTAGCACCAGGACCTACTACCCGAATTATATGAAGTTTAGAACCCTTTAATAGAGCAGTTTCAATATTAGATATTGAACCATCAGGTACAATTTCACTACCATAAATTCTCTTAAATTGAGGTAATGAAGTGATTAATGTAGAAGGGTCCATAGAAGATCCTTTAGTAGTTCTACATAATACTGTAGAAATACCCAAAGTAGGACTACTTTTTTCAATATTATGGTTTATAATATTGAATTTTACTTGAGGTGTATTTGGCATATTTTTTAAGAATTTAATTTATTTAATATGTGTGATTAAAGTATCGTTTTTATATAAGTGAACTAAGATATATCTCTTCATCACTTGAGTGATTTTTGAGTAAACATGAGATATCATTTATTTTTGATATGTTAACATCTTTTACTATAGTAGGTAGTAAACCATCCCTTACAGTATATGTATATACCTTTTCTAATAATCCATGACTTAGATCCTGGTGATCATAATAATTACCTACTTCTACATATAGATTACCAGTTTTTAAAGATTCTGATTCTTTCCAATCTTTTAATCGTTTACCTATATAAGGTTTAATATACCCTCTAGCAGGTAAGGCTTTATACATTATATCATGTAGTAATCTCATCTCATTTTGAGTTGAAGCTACTAAATGTACATCTATTAAGATATCCTTAGTCTCATAACTAAAATCTAAGATATTTTCATTATACTCATCTAAATCCTCTTTAGGTAATCCTATACTACCTGGATAATAGCTCTTTAGTTCTAAAGTAATCCTTGGAGCTTCTTTAGCTCCTCTAGATTGATTGTTACCTATACCAAAAATACTTATAAATTTACTACCTATAGCTTCTCTATCTATCTTATATCTCCTCTCACCATCTAAAGAAGGTAATGGAGGAGTTTTATTATAATCTAAATAATCTTCTGGATTGATAGTAAGATTCCTTTCTAAAGTCTCATTTAATAAACTTATATAGAAAGTATTTTCTATAATTTCTTGTGAAGTTACCATATTATCTAAATTTTAAGGCTCTTCCCATGTTATTTCACCATCTTTTTCCTTTTCAAATACAGGATAAATATCATTCTTATTATCCCATATAAAAGTATTTTTATAATACCAGTTATATAGGTTGATATAATTTATATTTCTTTCATTTCCGACTGATTTTTTAATATTCTCTCCAGCATTATTACATAGATTACCCTGTAATACATCAGCAAACGTACTACTTTCAAGATAACCTAAGTCAATATCTTCTTCTACACAAGATATATTTATAAAACTAGGAGATATACTATATAAAACTTCATTAGTTTCTTTTGGACCTTCGTGTATATCTTGTCCAAAAGCTCCCTTTCTTACTAAATCCCAGAATTGAATCTTGTTTTGTAATTTATATGATTTTACCATACCAGTAACAATCCCCTCAGGAGGAATTCTATTATTCCAACTAATTCTTATGTGATAAGGTTTTGTACTGTGATTACCTTCTTGGGTAATTTTATCTTTTGGCAGTCTAAGTATAATTTTATCCTGGGGAGCTAGATAAACAAAACCCTTAACACCTTTATTCAAATCTTGTCCGAATTTATAAGTTTTAGAAAGATCTATAAGTATATCACCAAAATAAGCTCTGTTTAATATCAAATCTTCATTATAAGCTACTTGATCTCGAGGTAATTGAACTTTCCTAATCTCTTTATAATACTTATATAAAGAATTAAGGCTTAAAAAATGCTTAACTCTATAATCATATACCCATATAATTTCTCTAATCTGATTTAAAAAATTAGGATTAGCTATATCCATAGAATGTAATATATTTACTGACCTTACATCTTTTAATGATTTGGTATATAGATATGCTAATGGACCTGATTTAGGTTTTTCAAAATCCCTATAATCAGGTAAACCCTCTTTACCTATAGCATACTTTAAAAGATTATAACTGGTCTTAGGTACAAACCTATCTTTATGTACATTAGCTATCTTAAATCTTACTTTATCTAAGGTTTTACCATTTACCTTTAAATCATATTCTTCTTGATATATATTATCTAAAGGCTTACTACTCTTTGGTGTTACTTTAACAGTACTATTACCAGTGCCAGATTTAGGCTCTAGTTCAAAATTTGTTTCTGCCATATTTATATTCTTCTTATTTGTTTACGTATTTCTAGAATTAACTCTTTTTTAAACTTATCTTTCATACTACTATCCCATAGTACAGTCCATAAAGGTCTTGGAGGGAGTTTACCACTAACCGAGCCAAACTCTAACATTTTAGCCACTTGAGTTAAAGTTTTACCTTTAGAACTTTTACCATCAGGTCTAGTTTTAATCAATCCCGGAGGTAGTCCTACTGCTATATGCTTACCTCTTTTAATAGGTTTTATATTTCTCCAATATTGAGATGACCAGTATAGTAATGTATGAGATCCTATGGTTTTGATAGTATTAATACTATGTGGAGGCCAAGATACTCTACTTCCTGGAGGAGGCATTCCTCTAGATATACAAGTCTTAGCTATCCTTGCTAACCTATTAGCAAACTTTAATCCCGCTACTTCGTAAGCTTTACTCAGTATATGAGGACATTTTTGTATTAATCTCTCAGCTTTAGCTTGCTGATTTTGATTAACGTATATATCTATTTCTCCAACTATAGTTGGTAAAGTAATATGTAAAGATTTCATTAATCTACTTCATCATAATCCCAACCTTCAGGATGACCGCTTTCTCCGAAAGGCCATTTACTATTCTTTTTCTTAATAAATTTACCTACGTTAATGGGTACGTCTAATACCCAGTCTCTGGTGATATTCTCTAAGGTTGTAAAATTATCGTCTTGATTGTTTAACATACATTTGATATATCTTAAAGAAGTACAACCAGCAAACATTCTAGAATAAGCATTTTTTAAATCTTCAGATACCTCTTCTACTAACAAATCTGGAGCTTTAGTTAAAGAGGTACACTCTTGAAACATAGCCTCATAACAACCCCTACTTATTTTAGTAGCTGATAATTTAGGAGCTTTAGTTAAAGAAGTACAACCCGAAAACATCATAATATAATCACTCTCTTTGACTGTTAAAGCAGGTAATTCCTCAGGACCTTTGATTAATTTAATACAGTCAGCAAATAATCCCCAATATATAAACCTAGCCTTCTTATCTAATTCACTCTCCATTATTAAGTTTGAAGCATCTATAACTGGTGTTCCTCTAAATAATTCTTTCTTAGCACCTTTACCTAAAGCTTCTATATACCCACTTAAATTATAATCCTTATTTAAACATATTCTCGGAGTAGAATCATTTATAGTTTCCCATTCTCCACTAATTAGTTTAATAAAGATAACCTGATTTTGATTTAATATAAGTTGTTCTGTAATGGGTTTAGGATCTTCGTTTATATTTAACTTATAATGTAATACTACATTACTACCTTGAGGTAAATATACTTGGAATTTATTATTATCATATAAAGAAGTAATACCTAACCATTTATTATTTTCACTATCAATACATTGCTCGGGTTTTAATTTATTTTCAGTATCAGTATTAAGAAGATAAAAAGGTATAATTTTTTTATAAGTTACACTAGATATTGAAGTACCGCTCAATATTCGCATATTAGAATCCTCTCTTGGATTAGAATCTACATTGATAACCTCTTTATTGATTAAATAGGATAATCCTGAAATATTTACTTTCTTATAATAAGCTTCTAAACTAGTAGAAACATTAAGCATATCAGGATAATTATATTTTAGTTGAAACGGTCTATATATAAAGAATCTAACTGAATTTATTAAATAATATACAGTAGGACATCTCTTTAATATATCTTGTATAATTTGATTAAACAGAGATGTTATAACCTCTTCCATTACAGCCTTTTCAATATTAGCCTTTTTTATTATACTATGTGTTATAGATATTTCTAATACACTGCAATTAGCTTTTAATATTGAACCATGAAAATTAAGGTTATAATATACATTACCAAAAATAGTATTATTATGTATGATAAAAGAATATCCAGGTTGTAGATATCTGTATAAACTTATACACTCAAGATAAGGTTCATCAACATAATTACTAAATCTTTCTCCTTCATTATAACTTACACTGGTCCAACCAGGGTATTTACCATTTAAGGCATTATAGTGTAATATCCCATGATATTTTAAAATATGACCTTCACGGGATTCTAATATTAAAAGACTTTTACTCCAATCTACTACATCTTTTTTTACATCATATTTAGAAATATTTATAGGTTTATAATCATTCTCTACTAATTTGGTTAATATAAAAGGAGTTTTCTTAGGTATATGTATAAAACAATTATCTCCCGAAAATTCATATGATTTATATATTAGTTTATTATAAACAGTACTAAAATCTACTCCTACTACTATATCTAATCTATATTTTATTTTACTTGTATCTATACTGCTTAAATCTTCAGTACCGGCTAAACATAAAACTCTATTTTTAGTAAAAAAAGATATATACTGAACTCCTATCTTCATATTTACTCTTGATAGAAAATCAGTATCTTTATCATCTATGTATATTCCTTCATTCTCTAAGTCTTTACTTAAAATATTAAACCTATTCCTTATATAATCTAGTATTAACTTAAAAGTATTTTTTAAACCTTCCTTATCAAGTATCTTTAAAATTCTATCCATAGTAACTCTATTATATTAATTCTTTAAAAATATCTTCAATTTCTGATTCGGTTAAAACTTCTACACCCGGTATAGGTTGAGACTTTAAAGTTCTTACATCTTCAATAAGCTGCTCAACATCATTAGTTAATTTCTTGTATAGCTTAAAATCATCTTCTCCTAAAAGCGATTTTATTTCATAGATAAAATTATCTTCTACCTCATATATGTAATTTTCAAAATCCTTATAATCTCTCTTATTAAGAGGTTTTAGGATATTCTCTTTATAGAAGGCTTCTATAATTTTAACTACCTCATCTCTATCTTGATAGCTTGCATCATTAGTTAATTCAGATATTTTAGTTATATCCTTTAACTTATCTAGTTTTTCTTTTAATTCATTGGTAAAATCATTAGTAGATAATCCTTTACCAATCTCTAGATTTACCTTATCAGCTATACTTAGTATTAGTTTTTGATACTCTTTTTTAGTACCTGTATAACCTGAAGCTACTAAATCATCATAGTAATTTTGAAGTAACCTCTGGTCTATTTCTTCACATGTATAATATTTACTTTCGTACATACTGTATTTATTTTAAGTTTTACCGTTGAATAAAATACCATCTTTACCAGCAAAAGCTATTTTACCTTTACCCATAAAACCCCATTCTATTTGAGATATCCAATCTAATTTGGTATCTCTATCTCTTTTCAGAATTATTAAAAATAATAAAGCTTCATCTTTAGCTTGAGCTATCTGAGTATCTCCTGTAGGTTTATATACCATTCCATTTATTACAAACCTATCTTCAGACCAATTGAAATCCCAATATCCACTGTCATCACCTTCAAAAAATTTATGAGGTAACCAATACTTACCATCATCAAGATGTTGAATATAATCAGCAGATATCATTAGGGATAAATTTTCTTCATCTGATTCTCCAGTTGTTGATTGTATATTTATTGGCCAATTCCTAAAAGCATTATAATAGCAAAGAGCTTCTATCATAATCTTATAATAAACAGGATGATCATCTTCTCCATTATAAAGCATCTGATTAACATGTTTAGCCCATATTACAGTTTGCCTACCTGAATCAAAATTAAGAAAATTCTTTATAGTTTTTTTATACCTATCCCAAGATTTATTACTAACTAGATAGGTTTTATCTTTAGTAGCCATAACTTATTTAGGTATTAAAGTTACAGAATTAGAATCATTCAAAGGGTAAGTTGGATTAGGTCCTCCAAGTGGACCAGGATTTCGCCTATTTACTACTCTCGGCTGTATAGATTTATTTATGGCATCACAGAATGGTAAGTATATCTCTAAACGTTGGGCTAAAGTACATAGATTCTGCTTAATTTGATCTACTATTCCTCCCGGTTGTAATGCTTTAATATAAGTACTGAATATTTTAGAAGAAGCTTCTGTAGTTTTATCAAAATACTCTACTTCAGTAGGACCAGTAACAATCTTTTTAATTCGTTGTTCTACATCATCACCTTCTCCTGATTCTGTACTACTTTCTTTGAAATACATTCCAGTATTTAATAATATCTTAGATAACTCTACATTAAGAAAATCCCATATAGCTAATTCCATGATTAGTTGATTCTCTAATCCTTCATAATAAAGTTCATCATTATAATACTCTAAGGGTATCTCCTCACCTTCAGCCCTATTCACTAATGGTTGAATGTAAAGCTGCCACTTATTAATATAAGTATTCTTTTCCTCTGGTGTTAACTCTTTTCTAATCTCTTTAGGTATATAATAATTAATTAGATTATATATACTGTCAGAAAGTCTAGTTTTAACTAAATCAGATAATACAAGGTTTTTATATAATTCTTTACTAGAACTACCATCTTCTGTGGTTATTGTTAAAGTTATAGTATAGAAACCTCTCTCTTTAAAAATATGAACAGGGTTTTTTAAATCAGAGGTAGGTGTAGAATCACCAAAGTCCCAGGAAAATTGAGATTTCACTGGGACTTTGCCTATAATTCTAAATGATACCTCTAGACCTTTAACCACATAAGCAAAGTCTAAGTTATCAAACATAATTCTAATTTATTAATTCATAAGAGCTTCTATTATAGAAGTAACAGTATCTCCTTCTTCTACTTCTACTCCATTGTTTTCAGCAATATGAGTAATTTCCTCTAAAGTGAAAGCTTCTGCGATCTTTGCAACTTCCATTCCTGATTCTACTAAAGAATTGAATTTCTCTTGTAGTTCGTTAACATCTACTTCGTGGATATTTTCCTCAATATTACTTACAAGTACTAAATGACCAGTAGCTAGAGCTCTCTTAACTCTGGTACTATTGTATTGACGAGAAGTTAATTCTTTAACCTCTCCTCTACATATGTTAATACCAGTAGAAGGATCATAGAAACTGTAAGCTTCTGCACCTACTGATATATATTTAACATTTTTATTATCTGATTTTTTTGATTTACCCATTGTTTTTATGTTTTAAGTTAAAGTAATGGAGGATAATTTACACCCTCCATTACTAAAGATTAATTACTATGCCAAGTTTACAGAAAGGAATGGATCAATATTCATGAATGCAGGGAATCCCTTAGAAGTAAACAGCTTATCTGCAGCCATTAGAACAGCAGCATCCTGGTACATCTTACTAAAACCTGTAGTAATAGTAGCATAAGTAGCCTGAGTTTGGTTACTTACTATTCTTTCTGATTCAAGTGTAAGCTCCTTAGCAGTAAGCTTAATCAAAGCAGCATTTTTATCCACCATAAGGATATTCTTAGCAGGAGTTCCTGGGTGAATGAAGAAATTAGCTTGATTAGGTACTGGAGATTTAACATTAAGTGTAGCTTGTGTAGTACCCTGTTCTCTATTCTTGAATTCTGGTAAATCAAGCATAGTAATTGCTTGATCTTCAGATCCTATAATATTTTGGTAATTACGACCAAGACGAGAAGCTCTTACCCAAAGACGAAGAAGATCTTTGTAAGTAATACCATTAGTAGTTGATTCTACTCCAATTACTGGAGCAGATTCTGCTCCATTAGTCATATTACCATTGAGGAGTACATCCATTGCCAAGGTGTCCATAGCATAACCAAGCTGAATACCAAAGTCACGAAGATAAACTCCAAGTACATCTATTGAAACATAATCTCTAACTTCATCAGTAAGTTTGAAGCCCTTACCAATCTTAAAGATAGATACCTGTTTCTCACCATAAGAAATGTCTCCCAATGGAATAGTCTCTGCTTCATTAACCTTTGCAGGTTGAGCATCGGACATATTAACATGAGGCATAGTTATCTTTAAACCACTTACATGTTCCTCAGTAGATATAATTTCCTTATAGAAAGGAGCCTGACGAATCCCAGTGTATATGGCTGCACGAATAATCTCAGGTACTAACCAACGTACATTTTGATTAGGCATTGTGAAGATATTCTGGATAGTAGTCATCCTTGGATTAATACCTATCTTATCATAGAAATCTTCCATACTAATACCAAATTTCTCTTTTACCATTTCAGTAAGAGAAATATCGGTACATACTTGATCTTTGCTACCTGCTCGGCTCGCGTCCATGAAACGAACCATTTCGGGTAATTCTTTGATGAAATCAGCTGATTTCATTTTACTAAGATCTATTGTTTTTTCTGACATATTATAATAATTTTTAAATTTTACTTTACTGTAGTTATCGTACAATTACTTGTACGATTTCATTTGCATTATCTGCACCTGATATAGCGATAAAATTAGTAGTACCAGTAGCAGTTTTTACCTGGGTAAATCTATCATGAACCAAGTTACCATCTGGTTCTACATAACCACACTTCAGATTTGCTACTGCAGAGATATAGTTACAAATAGCAAAACCTTGAACAGCTACCGTTACTTCTACAGGGAAATTACGTTGACCTTCATAAGCAGGATTAATACTATCAGTTACTGCTATACCTAAGTAAATTTCAGTATTAACTCTAGTATAAGGTTTAATTGTACCATCATCAAGGATAGCTACAGGCTGACCCTTTGCAATCTTTACAGGCTTACCACTATCTAACTTTACTGAAAAAGCTTGGTGAAGCTTGTGAGATTCATGTTTGTAAATAACTACTCTAGGAGTTTCTTCTCCCATTATAGTAAGAGGCTTGTTTTCACTCATAATATAAAGTATTTTAAAAGTTTAAGATTCTGATTTATACTGATTCTTACGACTAAGAATATTTGAAGTTGCTTGAGCGGTATCTAAAGGAGCTTCTGAATTTTTGGTAGTTTCTTCCTTTTTCTCTTCCTTAGAAGAAGCTCGAGTTAAATCCTTAGAACCACATGATTGACAATGTAAAGGGAACATCTCCTCTAATTTCTGTTGATAAGACTTATTAAGTCCCTCTAGAGTAATTAAAGGAGTAGTATCTGCACTAAGCATTACATAAATAGGATCTTCCTCTTTGAAACTATCTCCTTGTATTTTCTTGTAATTAGCCTGAGCTTTTTCACGAAGAGATGTAATATAAGTTTTACCAACCTCAGCCTGTTCTTTAAGACTATTGTTTTCAGAAGTTAGTTTATTAACCTTCTCTTCAAGAGTAGTTTTCTCAGAAGTTAGTTGATTAATAGTTTCGGTAAAAGAATTTTTACCTTCTATTAATTGCTTAACCATTGAAAGAGCTTCATCAACAGTTTTTTCTTTTCCTTCAGATAGAGTAAGCATATTTTCTCCGAAAAGCTTCTCTAAAAATTCTTTAAGTTCTTTATCCATATTATCTATTTGTGATTGTGAGTTATTCGATTTATTATTACTTGATTGAGTATTGTAGTACTCAAAATCAGTTTTATTATCTAAGAAGAAAAATTCTTTTCCACCATTTTCTTCATGTTCTTTATAAGTTTCGTAAGTTTGTTTTGCAAATATAGGATTTACTATCTTACCATCTTTACCTATCTTCTGAGCAAAAGTATCTGCTCCATGAGATACTAAAGAGGTTTCAGTATACCTTATAATACCTGTACAAACCTTACAAATGAAATTACCTTCACTATCATAAGTTCCTAATTTATCCCAAAATTCAGAATCTTCTAATTCAGGATGTGATTTATCCCAAGTAAACTGTACTGTAACTGAATTACTATGGATAGATGGAGGATCCATTAATATACCTCTAGCAATTCTCGGATTAGCCTTACCATCTATCTTAAGTATACCATTTATACCTGCAGGTATAGTGTAACCATCTACCTTATAAGATTCTTGCCATACTACTTTTGATACAGAGCCTATAGCATTACCTATATCAGTACTATGATCACAATTTACAGTTTGTCCTACTAATAGGGGCATAGAAGCTTTTAGTACACCATTTCTACTAAAATCTACTGGGTTCCAATTTTTAGAAACTATAGCTGCAGACAGTAGCCTGAACATAGGTTCTATAAATTCACTGTCGTTAGGTTTAAGATCTTCAGGTTTAAGATCTGGGTAGTACGTATTATAATCAATATCACTACCAAAAAAACCCAATCTCATTATAGATTCTTTTGAGGTATTATTCCATTTGAAATAATTCTCAGAAAATGTAGTCAGATTATCCTTATCTTGAATGGCATTAGGTATATTACCCATTAAAATAGAATGACCTGCTCCAATAACCATAGATTCCTGGAAGCTATGATTTCTTCTTGTAATTGGTTTTGACATATATTATCTTTCTTTAGGATTTTGATCTTTTCTCTTAGGTACTGGTTTATTTTTATCTCTAACCTTACGATCAGATTTAGATTTATCTCCCTGTCTCTTATCATCATCTATAGCTTTCTTACCATTGTTCTGATCCTCTATTGGAACTCTAGGTTCCTCCTCATCAGGACTATCATATCCCATTTCCTGAGCATACTGTAACATAGATATAATACCATCTCTATATAAAGCATTTAGATTTTGTACTTTATATTGAAGAGCTTGTTGTATTTTAATATCATCAGATACTGTAGCAGGATTCCAGGTAATCTTAATACCTTTATGATTAAATCCAGCAAGTGTTAACTCTAAAGAGTATAAGAATTCAAGAACATTACCGACTAAACTCTGGATAACCTTTAATTGAGAGATTAATTTAGATAAGTTAATACCAGCTCCTCCCTCTGTATTAGTATCATTAATACCTATAAGAGCACTATTAACACCTAAACCATTAGCTACAGATTGTTGATTTAAATTCCAGGGTATATTGAGATTACCCATATCTTGGGTAGTAGAATTTAGTTTGAATTCATGGTCATCTTTATAACCAACCACTAACCCATCTTTCATTCCTTCTCTTAATCTACGCTTTAACCTAAATAATTCTCTATCTAATCTAGCAGCATAAGCATTACTACTCTCTGTAGCATTTTGCATAGGTTTTTCCATTAATACTTCCATAAACCCTATTAAGCCAGCATTCTCCATTATATTTTTAAAGTTAATTCTCATATCAGATTGACCTTTTAGAGAATCTAAAGCTGCCATGAAAGGAGGTATACCGTATGGTTCATCAGTATCATTATACATACCAACATACTTATAGGTAAGAGTATTTAACTTTATATAAGTATCTTTACCTATAGCTAAATTAGCGTAGCTTTTTTGATATGGCTGATATACACCATCACTCTCCCTTTTAAATAAGATATTATCAGGTTTAATGAAAACTACAGTAGATAGTCCACTTAAATCCTTATTAGGAACTCCCTCTACAGAAATAGCTCCACCTATCAATAGTTGAACTATCATCTTATTAGCTAATCCATCTATACCAGCTGTATAATTAGACCACTTCTTAGTAGATCTTTTTAGATGATCTACCATAGCTTCAGCTTCCTTAGTAGAATTGTTAGGGAATTGAACTCTATGACCTGTATTAGTAAGTTGATACATATCTTGTAGAGCCTTACTAACATCTGGATTAACCTTATATAATTTCCTTAATAATTGTATTACTTCAACCCTAAAAGAGGGGTCTACCATACAATGGAAATCTTTAAGAGAATAAGTTAAACCTGATACACCATCATCGGGTATAGATACTCTACCAGGATCTATACCAGTAATCTTTTTATTTTCTTTATTACTAGTGATTGTATTAATCTCTTTATCTCTAGTAATATTGAATCCTAGTATTTTCATATTATCTTGGTTGTATTATTACTTGTTTTTTACCTTTTCGAATATGATTAGTTATGGCTTTACCCATAATACTATCATCTGCGTAAACATCTGATTCTAAACCATCTTCACCTTCAGAATTAGCTTTATGCTTACCCATAGCTACAGGTCTACCTAAACTATCATAGATAAATGTTTTGGACTCGTGTATAAAGAAAGGATCTTTTACAACCGCTGAATCATTACGTATATCTGATTCCAAACCATCTATAATTATGGGTCTGTTTTTATTAGTAGTTAACCACCCAGGAGATTTATCTACTTCTGGTCTGGATTTACCTTTCTTCCTTATTAGTTTCTGATAATAATATAAGTTTGGATATCCCTCAGTTTGTAGAGCCATAGTTACTGCTAATCCTACATCATTAGATTCTGGAGCTAAAGTAGCATAGTTAAATAATCTACCTGTATCTCCTAATAGGATAGCATATTTATCTACAGACATTCTACCTTTGTATACAGCTTGTTCTTCTCCATATTTATCCATACAAGTAAAAGCAGAGTAGTCACTAGCTCTACCAGTGGCAACGTCTGCTCCTATGAAGTATTCTTTATCATCTTCAGGCTCTAAGAATTGAAGATATTGACCATTATATCTTCTCTTTATAATAGGGTAATCCATTAAGCAATCTTCTATAGCTTTAATATCTACCATATCAAATACAGTATTACCTGAAGATAAGAAGTCACCATCAATCTCTTGAGCAGTTCTTCTAGGTCCTAATGCAAGAGACATCTCATCATACCAAGCCTGATCTCTTTCTGGGTGCATTTCCCAAAATAATCTAATAGCATTGAAATTATTTCCTCCCGATAAAGCATTAACCCAAGTACTATGGTAAAAATTACCCATACCCATTGGAGTAGAATTTATAATAGCTTTTCCACCATTAGATAATGTAGGAAATGCAGCTGCCCATATTTGATAAGCCCATCTTACAATAGCTGCTTCATCTATAACCAATAGAGTAAGAGATTCAGAACGACCTGCTTCAGAAGAAGTAGGTATAGATTCTATAAAGGATCCATTCTCGAATTCCATCATAGAAGCAGAACCGTATTCTCCAGATCTACCATTTATGATAGGTACCTGTAAGAAGTAAGGTAAGTTTTTATACATGAACTTAATCTTCTTAAGTACTTTCTTAGCAGTAGAATCTTTGATAGATATAATGTTTATCTTAGTATGAGGATGATACATAGCTAACCATAAGCAGTACATAGAGATAAGTTCTGTAATACCAGCCTGTCTGAATTTTAATATAATATTAAACCTATTTCTAATGAATTGGTATAATACTGATTTTTGATAGGGATATAAATCAAAGTGTACCCTACCTCTTATTGGATGGACTACGAAGATAAAGGTAGAGAAGAAAAAGATATCATTCACTACCTTAGAGATTATATGTACTTGCTCTGTAGTTAAACCTACAGAGGTTTCTATTTTCATCTTAGCCATGATTTAAATTTATAAACCAAATTTATTTTAATATCAGTATTAATATTTTTACTGGTACCTCCAGAGTTATTTAAACAACCTTCTAGAGAAAAATCTAACTTATAAGTAGAAATATTAATACCAGTACCAAAATCTATTTCTTTGTTAAAAATAGTGTACCCACTTCTAATATAAGGATAAATTTGTACTGGATATACTTTCTTAAAAGTTAATCCTTGAGATGGTGTCCAATTATAAGAATATCTGTTTAAATCTATTTCATAGCTTACTGTACGAAATTTTGAAGTTGGAGGATTAAAAGAGGAAAGCTTTAATTCTTTCCTGTTTAATAAAATCTGAACCAAAGAATCCCTTTCGAAATGGGGAAGATTTTTCCAATATTCAGTATCATTGAAAGAAGGATTAGAGATGTTAGAATCTCTATCGTTACAAGAAAGCCATTTATTGTGATCTAATGAAGAAGAGAGTTTTGATTTTTTCAAATCTCCCAAATTCCAATAAAGGATATTCTTTGGGTTCAGATTACCTTTATAAGCAGGGATTTCCCTAAACTTATTAGAGGTTGTGTATATGGAAGTAGATTGGGTTTTCTTTCCCATATACTTTGAATCAGTATTAGCAACATATTTAACAACCGTACGATTTAGTTTAGGTTGATACTTACTCAACTGATTACTTAAGGAAAAATTCCTAAAGCAAAGATATATAGTAATAATTAGGAGAATTAGGCAAAGGATTTCTAAGATAATTATTTTTGCCTTATCTTTGAGATTAATTCCTTGAAGTAATGATTTTGTGATTTTATTTTTCTCTGTTGTGATAGGATATTTCCACATAGTGATTTGTGATTTTAAATTTGTGAATATAGGATTTACTTTTTAGGATTACCTGGAATCCTAAATCCCTCGCGCACGCGTATAAAGCTAAGAGGATATTATATGGGTAATTAATTT